CGAGGCCTGGAACAGAGGAGAAGTCTCAGTCCTGCTCGCGCACCCTGCGTCAGCAGGTCACGGTCTGAACCTCCAATACGGCGGACACACTATCGTGTGGACGTCGATTACTTGGTCCCTCGAGGAGCGGGAGCAAGCCAACAAGCGTCTCGCTCGTCAGGGTCAGAAGCACCCTGTCGTCATACATACGATCGTTGGGGTCGGAACCATCGACACGCTGATATCAGAGAGAATTCTTGACAAGAGCTCCGTCCAGAACAAGTTGCTGTCTTTCCTAGAGAGTCCGGTGTGAACAATGGAACACACACTAGCGTACATGGGGCCGTCAGGACCGCGGTCATCGATGGTGTACTGGGTCTTCAAGTGTTCTTGCGGGAGAGGGTTCGTCAGCAGCGAAAGGGAACGGGCCAAGGACAGGTTCTCCGATCACGCCTACGAAATGAACCGGAGGAATCGCAATGGGGCCAGTTGAAAGACCGTGGGTACTCGAGGTCTGGGAGGTAGACCCAGACCTTGCGGAAGAGACGTGGAGAACGTGGTCTACCTACATGTCTGAAGTGAACGCCAACGACCGGAGAGACAAACTTGCCGGCAAGGGGTACACTGTTCGGGTCACGCGCATCGGCTCATCGACAGCAGCTGCTCCTCCGTCTGTTCGATGCGGAATATGCGACGAGATTCATTCCGAGCCCTTCGACGGAAGTTGTTTGATTTGAACCGAGAGGTTGTCCTCGCTATCGCCACCGCTCCCAAGCGCGATAGCCGACACTGGAGTCAGGGGACAATTACGTGGGGGGAGATTTGCGATTGGGTGAACAACCCAGGAAACCGGAAAGAGGCAGGGAACTACCTTCTCGGAACACTCCAGAAGACTACAGTCGCGCACGACAGGACGAAACCGGAGTCTCAGTGCACAGACTTCCACCGGCGTAAGGACGCAGTCGTATCGAGATCAGCGATATGTCTGGATGTTGACCACCCGGATCGCGGGTTCTCGGACACTGTGGAGCTGGTGATTCCGTGGGCTGCACTACTCCACTCAACGTACTCATCTTCGCCTGACGCTCCCCGCTACAGGTTGATCATTCCCACAGACCGGGAACTTCTCCCAGATGAATACATCTCGGCTGCTCACGCAGTCATGGGCATGCTGGGCGCAGACCAGTTTGACAAGAGCTCCTCGGAACCCGAGAGATACATGTTCCGCCCCGCAGCTCAGGAACCGGCGTGGTTTACCTCGTTGGTCTTGGAGGGTCCCTTCGCGAACGTTGATGAGCTTCTCCAGAGCTTCGAGGAAGACCTGTCCGAGAAGCCTATCCCTGCTCCGACTAGGGTGAAGCGAGACCCATTCGAGATCGAAGGTGTGGTCGGAGCCTTCAACAAAGCCTACGAGGACTGGGACCTCCTGATCGAGGAGTACGAGCTCCCGTATGAGAAGGTCGATGAGGAACGATACCATCTCATCGGTGCCCGGTCCCAGGCAGGTATGGGGCCGATCGCAGGAGTCCCAGGCTTCGTCTACTCCCACCACGCGAACGACCCTGCGTACGGCAAGACCTGTTCTGCATTCGACCTCGTCCGGCTGCATCGCTTCGGAAGCCTAGACGAGGATGCAAAACCACAGACTCCCATCAACAAGCTCCCCTCCCACGGAGCCATGCTCGACCTCGCATCCACGGACTATCGTGTCGTGGCGCAACTTGTGGGAGCTGACTTTTCAGACGATCTAGATGACCAGGCTTCGGCCCAGGACTGGAAGCTGGGACTCCGTCTGGCCCCCCGTACGGGGAAGTTCATCGACCACATTTCCAACTGGGACCTGGTGACTAGCAACGACCCGGTGTTCTCTGCGGTCCGGTACAACGAACTGTCCATGTCTCCCGAGGTCACGAAGGACCTTCCGTGGAGGAAAGTCAACCCTCGGAACCTCGTGTTCACAGAGACAGATCGTTGGGAGCTCATTGATTACCTGGAGCGGGAATATGGGATCCGCCCGATAAAGCAAAGAGCGGATGCTCTCATCGACGTGACGGCGAGCAGGAACAAGTTCAATCCCGTCCGCGACTATCTGGAAGGCCTGGTGTGGGACCACAAGCCTCGAGTTGAGACGTGTTTGCCGGGAGTCATACCAGATGAGTTCACCCGGAAAGTCGCGCGGAAATCGATGGTCGCCGCCGCTGCCCGAATGCTGGACCCAGGGTGCAAGTGGGACCACACACTGGTCCTCTACGGCAGCGAAGGACTCGGAAAGTCGACGTGGATCGAGAAGATCTCTCGCGGCCATTCCTCAAGTCTCGGGAGGATCGACAACAAAGACACTCTCCTGACGATGCAGAGGTCGTGGATCATGACTTCCGACGAAGGGCATTCGCTCCGCAAGTCTGATTCCGATGCCATGAAGGAATTCTTGACAAGAACGTCCGACGTGTTCCGCATGCCGTACGACAGAGAAACCCTGGTCCACCCACGTCACTGCGTGATCTGGTCAACGACCAACGACGAGACGTTCCTCCGGAGGCAAGAAGGGAACCGTCGCTTCCTCATCGTCCACTGCACTCAGCCTCTAGACTTCGCTTCTCTGACGAGCGATTACATAGACCAGCTGTGGGCTGAAGCAGTCTATCTCTACAGAGCAGGTGAACCATTGTACTTTGACGAGGTTGAATCCAAGCAGGCCGCAGAACGCCGAGAGCGATACACCGAGGAAGACTCGTTGGCTGGTGTCATCGAGGAATACCTGGAACGGAAGGTCCCACACGATTGGTGGGATATGTCGCCGAACCTTCGTATCCAATGGATCAGCGACCGAGAACTAGGGTTCGAGCCAGAGGGCACCGTGGATATCGACTACACGTGCACGCGGCAGATCTGGAAAGAAGCTCTGGGGCAACGGAACGAACCGAGAAGGACCGATCTGCTTGCGATCGGTGAGTCGATTAAGCGTCTGGGATGGATCGAATCGGATCAGCGCATAAGGATCCCAGGATACGGAACTCAGAATCCTTTCTACCGGGGTCTGCTATGATTGAGCCCGGAACCAGGGAAAGGAAACCGGAAAACATGACACAGGACAACATCATCGAGTGGTTCGACGACTTCAGAGGTCCGAACAAGTACAGCTTCCTCAGCAACTTCTATGTCGGGGAGCCGATCGAATTCGCAGGCTACACGTTTCCGACCGGGGAACACGCCTTCCAGGCTTTGAAGGCGAAGGACAAGGAAGACTTCCACAAGATCCGTCTCGCCTCTTCTCCTGGAGAGTCCAAGTTCCTGGGGCGGACGTGTGAGCTTCGGGAAGACTGGGAGAAGGTCAAGTACGATGCGATGCGCGCTGTGCTGTCTGCCAAGTTCTTCAGAACCAGGGAGGAGGCAGAACTCCTTCTCCAGACCGGAGACAAGCTCCTCGTCGAAGGTACGTATTGGGCAGATTCTGTGTGGGGCGTGGATCTGCTGACCGATTTGCACCCAGGGAGAAACTGGCTGGGGCATCTTCTCATGGCGCAGCGAGCTGTACTGCGGTCGGAAATCCCTCGAGAGTCTATCGACCAGGCGGTTAGGGAGTTTGCAGTATGAGCGCGAGTTTTGCTCACATCTGCGAGAAGTGGACTATGGCTCTCTCGCCCCCAGGAGCGGGGGAGCCTTGGTTCCTCGACTGGGTTCTCCGGTCTCCGAAGGAAGCAGGGCAGCACCTAGTTGCCGGGATGCTGGCTATCCGAGATCTTCGGAAGATCTACGAGCCCAAAGACATCTGCGATGCCGTCGAATACTTCGGAGGGATGGGCGCGCAAGCGTTCATGATCGAGGAGGCTTTCGGCCCTCTTGGCACCGACGCGCATCGCGTTCTCGAGTACAGTCCTGACGCAGTCGATCACTTGATCTACGCTCTCCGAAATAAGGACGATGCGCTGTTCGCCATGGTGCGACACGCGGATTCCTACGACCCGAGCTCGTTCTGGCCGGCAGATTTTGTGTCTCTGGATTTTGGGGATCTCACAGCTCGCTGGATCGTAGAGGGAGAACAGAAACGCAAACTCCTCAACCGAGTGTTCGCCCATCGCCCCAAGGCAGTTCTTCTGACAGACGTCGGAGGGCACTATCTCCACCTTCACAAGAAGACGTACGAACCGATTCTGGGAGAAGGTTCCTGCGAGTCGTATCCCACCTACCTGGACGCCTTCGCTGACAAGATCGAGGAGATATGGGGATACACCCTTGTCTCCGGATACTATCGTCGGTGGTCAACCGTTATGGCTCTGGTCCCCAACGGAGTGGCAGAACGAGGAACCTTCACCCGCACCCCAGACGAACCCGTTGGGATCGAGCTGTTCTAAACTTCGGTTAGGTTATTCTGCGGATGTAGAGTATAGTTACCTTAGTTGGGGTTAACCGGACTCCAACGGAACCGGAGACTCTGAGAGGGGTCAACATGGCAACACGCAGCATCATCTTCTTCGGAGACGACACCAAGGGTCGCTACGTCCACTTCGACGGAGACCTGGTCGGGAGAGAGCTTCGCGCCATCATCAAGCGCGACGGTCTCGAGAAGGCTCGAGAGACCATCATGAGCCACAACTGGACCTTCATCGACGCGGACTTCATCACAGAGTCGTTCAACTTCAGAGGGGTCACAATCGAGGGGTACGGGTCTGCTTTCAAGGAGGACGACGGGTTCATCGACCTGGAGAAAGACGACATCTCCTTCGCGGACTACATCCACACCGTAACCCGCAACGGAGCTGTCAAGAGCAGGGGTAGGTACTGATGTCCGAGCGGCACCCAATCGACCGATCAGGAGGACCAACCATGACCAAGACGCAGCTCGTCAAGGCACCAGGACAGGATGGTGACATCTTTCTCAAGCGAGGGACGCCGGTCGAGTTAGAGCGGCCGACCGGGAGTCGCCTCCTCCGCTACGTCGATGAGGGCGGCTATCAGTTCCTCGCCGGGGAGGTGGGCAACGGCAAGCCGTACGTGTGGGGCGTCGCTCGCATCGTCCGGGTGTTCGCGGAGGACAAGCCCACGCAGGAACCCGACCTGCCGCGCCCGATCGAGCCCGAGGACGTGCGCGTCGGCATGATGGTCGAGCGGCGCAAGGGCGATGCGGCGATGCGTGATCGTGTCCAGAAGATCGACGGCGAACGCATCGTAGGCACCGACTGGCCCTGGCTGTGGATACCTGTGCATGCGGCTGCCGGCTGGTCGCTCTGGTTGGTCGAGGACCAACCAGAGCCCGTGGACCCGGACGCTGCCGTCATCGAGAAGATGGCTCGCGCGGCCCACGGCCTGAACTGCGCCGAAGGCTGGCACGACTGGGACAAACACGACGAATCGGCGCGTGAGTTATGGCGCAACGAAGCCCGCGCTACCCTCTCCCTTCTCCGCGAGACCCACGTCGTGACGCCGAGGACCGAGCAGTGAGCGAGAGCAGGGGTAGGTACTGACATGTCGAGTTACCAAGAACGCCAGCAGCGAAACGACTACTCCAGAAACCGAGCAAAACACCACAACGAACCCTGGGAAGATTACGAGACGGATCTTCTCCTTCTGTGGGATCGCACGGAGGGTATGTTGAGTGAAGTTTCTGAACTTCTCGGAAGGACTATCGAAGCCTGCCGGCAGCGATACTATGTCGCTATCCGTCAACCTCAGATCCGTATGACAGTGACGAAGGTCGAAATCGAGATCCCGTTGTGTCCTGACTGCTGGATCTTCCACAACGGAGAATGCCCTTAGTTCGCGATCTCCGAAGCAAGGAGACTTCTACCTTGCTTCAGAAGTAGAATGAAACCGCTCCGCAAGAACCGAACCGAACCAAACCGGAAAGGAACCATATCCATGAACAGCGAAATGCTGAAGAAGCTGGGAGAGTCTATCTCCGCGAAGGTGGTCGACACCTTCGAGGAGGGGACCGTCATCCGCTGGACCGCCGCTGGGCGATACAGCTACGCGGCAATCAAGACCTCGGTTGGGTGGTACACCACCGCAGCCAACAACAACTTCGTCCAGAAGACCGTTGACTATCTCGACCTGGTCGATATTCTGGCCAGGTCGGAAACTTCCAACGTGGAAGTCGCAGTCCAGTGGGAGAAGGTTCGCTGAGAGGGTAGTCTCGCACCATTGGGCGTGGACAGCCACGTAACAACCTGAGACAGAGTACCGGGCTGATCGGGTACTAAAACGTTGCTTGTCTCGGGTGGCCCACACCTCAGCTTCGCACAACGCAACACAACAACACAACACAACAACAACAACAGGAAGAAACCATGCAGATCAAGATCAGAGACATCAACAACCTCAGCGAGCTCGACATCAAGGTGCTCCAGGCCGTCACTGGTGGGGAGAGCGTCAAGCCTTCCAGTGCCGAGAAGCCTGCCTCCAAGGCCGTCTCGGCTCCCAAGGCCGAGCCCAAGGCCGAGCCCAAGAAGGCTGCGAAGGCTCCCGTCGAGGAGCCGGAGGAGTACACCGAAGATGACACCGAAGAGAGCAGCGGGGCGACCATGAAGGATGCCATTGCCATCGCGACGAAGCTCGTTTCCGATGGTAAGACCGCTCTGGTCAAGGAGACTCTGGCCGGTTTCGGGGCGAAGCGAGTCTCGGATCTCAGCGGCGCCAACATCGACAAGTTCGTGTCTGCACTCAGCTGACCCAGGGGTCCCACAGAGAAACCGGAGAAACTCAATGCCCAACCAGCACGCAAAGCTCTCCCCATCTTCTTCCGAACGTTGGTTGGGGTGCCCTGCGTCCATCCGGATGGAAGCTCTGGCCCCTCCCCAGGGGGAGTCGGCGTATGCCTCGGAAGGCACCGCCGCTCACGCTCTCGCCGAGATCGAGGCATCCTTCAAGTTCGGGATGATCGACGGTTCCCGGAAGAACGATCTCTATGAGTCGTGGGCTAGGGAGTGGGGAGTCCGAGGGGAGCAGCTCGCCGAGATGAAGCGGAACGTGCTGGTGTACGTCAACCTTCTCGAGGAGAAACTCGCTGGGCATCCCGACAGCCAGCTTTTGCTCGAGCAGAGGATGGACACCGGGATTCCCACGTGCTGGGGAACGTCGGATGCGGTCATCGTGTCTCCGGATCACGTGGAGATCGTCGATTTCAAGTACGGCCAAGGGGTCTACGTCGATGTCGAGGGGAACTCCCAGCTGCGTCTCTACGCGCTGGGAGCCCTCGACACCTTCGCAGACCTCCTCGGCGAGACGAAAGAGATCCGCGTCACTGTGTGCCAACCTCGTCTCAACCACACAGATACCGAGGTTCTCACCCCCGAGGAGCTCCAAGAATGGCGCGAGGAGATCCGACCGATCGCTGAGCTGGCACTCGGACCCGATGCACCGTTCGGGCCGTCTGAGACTGCTTGTCGGTGGTGCCCGATGTCAGGTAGGTGCAAGGCTCAGCTCGAGCAAGTGTTCTCTGAGGACTTCGAGTCTGACCCAGAAGACCTCTCGCCGGAGCAGATGGCAGAGACACTGACCAAGGTGCCGGCAATCCGCTTGTGGCTCAAGGCATTCGAGGAGGCTGCCCTCTCCATGGCGTATTCAGAGGGGAAGCAGATCCCCGGATGGAAGGTCGTCATGTCCGGCGGTCGCCGCGTGATCTCGGACCAGCACGGAGCCATAGAGGCTCTCATGCAGATCGGGTACGAGCCTGACCAGATCAGCAAACGGTCGCTGCTAGGAATCGGCGACCTCGAAAAGATCCTCGGCAAGGATGATTTCGGAACCATCCTCGAGGACTTCATCACCAAGTCGGAAGGACGGCCATCTCTGGTCGTCGAGTCCGACCGCCGAAGGTCCGTATCCCCGGATGCAGAGGCAGTCAAAGAGTTTGGAGGAGAGAAATGAAAGTCAGCATCACGCACACCCTCGAGGTCAGCGACACGCAGAGGGTCCAGATCGCCGATGTGCTCGACGGCCAGGTGACGAAGCGTCAGGCCACCCGAGACGAGATGAAGGACTACATCTGGGATCTCGGGAAGTCCTGGGAGAATGTTCTCCAGCAGCACCACCGCGAGCTCACAGGGGCGAATTCTTCTCAGGAAGAAGACGAAGACGAGGACCTGATCGGTCAGGTTGACGACGACGAGCTCGGTGACATCCTGTGACCAGCGAAGTCGTCCACTACGACGGGTTCGGAGCACCCATCATCACTTTCGTCGACAAGAAGTGCTGGTGTGGAGGACGAACCGAAGAAGACTCTGAGGGTGGTCTCAGGTGTCTCGACTCAGCCTACCACGACCCGCTGTCGACGGGGGACCCCAAAGTCATCCGGAAGCTCTACCTCGCAGGACCGATGAGTGGGTACGAGGAAAACAACTATCCGCAGTTCAACCAGGTGGCGGAGACTCTTCGAGGAGCGGGTTACCAAGTCGTCAACCCTGCGGAGTTTGGGCAAAGCAAGAGCCACTACGTGGACCTTCTCCGGCAGGACCTCGTCGCTATGTTGGGATGCGACGCTGTCGCCATCCACGGGGACTGGTGGCTTTCTTCTGGAGCTCGGAACGAAGTTCACGTCGCTGGACTGCTCCGTATGCCCGTCCGTCTGTACACCGAGTGGCTCGAACGAGCGCACGAAGAACTCAACAAGGAGAAGTGATGTCAACCAGCACCAAGGTCCAGTTCAACCTGGAAACTCTGAAGAAGAAGGCTCTGGAGTCGATCGACTTCCGAATCGCTCAGACGAAGCTCGAGATCGAGAGGTCCAGCGACGAATCGAAGATGGCAGAAGCAGTCGCCGATTGGCGGAGAACCCAGGAGCAGAAGGTTTCCAACCTCTTCCGCCAGCTGGGAGACGGAGGGATTGATGACTTCCGTCTGTCGGACTTCCAGATCGACCCGATCCCTACCTTCGACCGCTACGAGAAGAACCGTCTGGAACGAGAACTTCGGAGCCTCGAGTTTCAGCGTTCCCAGATCCTGGCCAAGGGATCTTCTCTCGTCGCAGATGAGGACGGCAACATCTCGCTGACTAGTCGCCAGATGGAGGATTTCTTCGGACTCTGAGAAAGATCAGGTAGCGTTCTTTCTGCTGGGTCGGCCTAGTGGAGTGCAAGTCTTCTAGACCGGCCCAGCAGCAACCCGACACACGCAACAAGGAGCACCATGGCAACCGCAACTCAGAACACAACGAAGGTCGTGACAGGCAAGGTTCGTCTGTCCTACGTCCACGTCTTCGAGCCCTACGCTCAGGACGCGAACGACGATCCCAAGTACAGCTGCGTCATCCTCATCCCCAAGTCCGACAAGGTGACTCTCAAGAAGATCCGTTCGGCCATCGACGCAGCGAGCGAGGCGGGGAAGAACTCCAAGTTCGACGGGAAGATCCCGAAGAACCTCGCGATCACTCTCAAGGACGGAGACGAGGACGCTGACCTCGAGAAGAACCCTGAGTACGAGAACCACATGTACATGTCGATCTCCTCGAAGACTCGACCGGGTGTCGTGGACCAGGACGTCAACCCCATCCTGGACAGCACAGAGGTCTACTCGGGCTGCTACGCTCGAGTCTCGATGAACGCCTTCCCCTACAACTACAAGGGCAAGAAGGGTATCTCCTTCGGGCTCAACCACGTTCAGAAGATCGAAGACGGTGACTTCCTGGGTGGCCGTTCGCGAGCTGAGGACGACTTCGACGCCTACGACGAGGACGACGAGGACAGCGTGATCTGACCCTCTGAGTAGGGTACGATGAAGAAGCGTTGCCCCACAGTTAGGATGTGACGGGATCCGGTTCCCCCGATCTTTCCCTGACTGTGGGGCAACGTCTGTTAGAACCGGAAAGGAACCGAGATGAAGCGACTGTACATAGACATCGAGACCAGAAGTCGGGTCGATCTGAAGAAGACCGGAGTCTACCGATACGCTCAGTGTCCCGACTTCCGGATCCTGATGGCAGCATACGCTGTCGATGGCGGACCGATCAAGATCGCTTTGAGCGAGGATGAGATCCGAGGCATCCCCGGACTGCTTGACCCAAATGTCCAGAAGGTGGCCCACAACGCACAGTTCGAGCGCATCTGCTTCAGCAGGTTCTTCAACCTGGAACCGGGAGAATACCTAGACCCAGAGCCTTGGCACGACACACAGGCTGTTGCTGGAGAGCTCGGTTGGCCGCAGTCCCTAGAGATGCTCGGGAAGGCTCTCGGAACCGACGAGAAAGACTCCGCTGGGACGAGACTCATCAACACGTTCTGCGTCCCGAACAGGAAGCGAGAATGGAACACGGCGGAGACCCACCCGATAGAGTGGCTCGACTTCATCGCATACTGCGAGCAAGACGTTGACACCCTTCGCCAGATCGCCAGAGAGCTTGATCGCCGGGGGAACTGGCCGACCGATCTCGAGCGGAAGCTCTTCCTCGCGGACCAAAGAATCAACGACAGAGGGATCGCCATCGATGTGGAGTTGGCTGAGAGAGCTGTCGAGTCTGGGACCCAGAATATGGAGGAGCAGAAGGCTCGAGTCACAGAGCTGACTGGGGTCGATAACCCTAACTCCGTCATCCAGATGAAGAAGTGGGTCAAGGACCAAGGACTCGACGCCGACGACCTTCGTGCCGAAACGGTCCAGAAGCTCCTGGAAGGGAATCTCCAGCCCGATCAACGAGAGGTGCTGGAACTACGACAGGAACTGGCTCTCGCCGCTCCTAAGAAGTTTGAGAGTGCTCTCGCGGCTGAGGTCGGAGGTCGTATCAGGGGGACACTCAAGTTCTTCGGAGCACACACCGGACGTTGGGCTGGGAGGGGTACTCAGCTCCAGAACCTCCCCCGAGCTGCGTTCGATTCGGAAGCCGAGGAAGAGGCCGCGATCTTCGATCTCAAGATGGGTTGGGGAGCGTCGTCTGACCATCTCAAGCGTCTCGTTCGCCCTCTCTTTGTCGGGCCGTTTACGGTCGTCGACTACAGTGCGATCGAGGCTCGAGTGGTGGCTTGGTTGGCCGGAGAGAAGTGGGCTCTGGAGGCTTTCCGAGGAGGTCGAGACATCTACGTTGAGACAGCAGAACGGATGAGCACGCCGAATCACACTCTTACGCGGTTCCAGGGAAAGGTCGCTGTTCTTGCTCTCGGGTACAACGGCGGCGTCAACTCTCTCCGTGCGATGGGAGCAGACGGAGACGACGAGGAGCTGAAACGACTGGTCGTTCAGTGGCGGCGAGCAAACTCCAACATCGTCCGTCTCTGGCATCTTCTTGGAGATGCTTTCGGAGAAAAGAATGACACAGCTGGTCCTCTTCTTCGAGTCGAAGAAGGTCAGGACAGTCTTGGGCGTTCTGTGAAGATGTGGCTCCCCTCAGGACGGGCGATCACATACCATGGCGTGAAGTGGGAACGGTATCGCGTCCAGGACCCGAAAACCGGCAGGATGGTCCCGAAGGAGGGCTGGAGGTACGCGGACCCGAAGAACCCATTCAACTACCGGCAGCGCATCGGGACCTACGGCGGTCGACTGACGGAGAACGCAACCCAAGCAGTGGCTCGGGACATCATGGCAGAAGCTCTCGTCAGGCTCGAGGATCGGGGATATCGGGTTGTCGCCCATGTTCACGACGAGATAATTGTCGAGGGAGAACACGACGTCGAGGAGATTTCTTCCATCATGACGGAGGTCCCCGCGTGGGCGAAAGGTCTTCCTGTCGACGGAGAAGGATTCACGTGCCAGAGATACCGGAAAGGTTGAGTTTCACAATGGAAATCCACGTCCTGTTGGCGAGCGGCCAAGAAGAACATCTCAGGGCTGACCGCGTGTTCGAGGAGAACGGTCGCCTTACTGTCGTTGAGATCGCTGGAGATGAGATCCCCGGTGGTTCCCAGACGTTCCGGCACACTGAGGAGATCCCTCAGTTCTCCCCCAGCGGTTTCCCGATGGCACCCTTGGTCAAGACAAGCGAATACCGTGTTCTGGCCATTTACCCACAAGGGATGTGGATGAGAGTGAGTTATGCATGACAATCGATCCAGATATGGCGCTCCTGTTTCTGGGCTTCGTAGAAGCCAGGCATCAAGCATGGGAGAACCGGCAGAACGAACTTCCTGCTCCGTGGACGGATGATCCAATCGTCGCCACCAGGAAGTTCACTAACGTCTTCCGCGTCATTGACTATGGGTCGCAGTTCGTCCTGACCGATCTGATCGACAACAACATAGACCGTGACACTCAGCTGATGAGGTTGTTCCTCTACCGGCACACAGGACGCGTCGAGGTTTGGAAATACCTCCGGAGAGAGCTCGGTCGGTATCCCGATATCGATGATCTTGACGACACGCTGGAGATCTTCCAGGACTACCGGAACCTCGTCGACAAGCCGATCTTCACGAGTGCATATCTCGTCTATCCTCAGTCTTCTACTCCGGGAACGGACAAGATCGAGTCCATCATCGATTTGACTTGGCGCCTATTTGCCGAGGAACGTGTGGTCCCGCAAGCGTTCTTCAACGCGGAGACTCAGGAAGAGAGATTTGCGGCACTCCGTCGAAACAAGGGTGTCGCGGACTTCATGTCGATGCAGATTCTCACAGATTGGGGATACACTCCCCACTGTGGAGAAGATCTGGAAGACGATTTCATCGTCGCTGGGCCGGGAGCTCGAAAAGGAGCTGCATATCTTTCTCCCCGTTCCAAGGCAGAGGATGTTGTTGGGTGGGCTGTTGAGGCTATCCGGTCTCTCGGCACGGTCCGACTTCCAGGCGGTCGGGTTCCTAGTTACATGGATGCACAAAACTGCCTGTGTGAGTTCAGCAAGTATGTAAGATACCTAGAGAAGCCTGTACCGGACAGGACTTACTCCCCAGCTCACCCTGGGAAACACAACGTGGTGCTACCGAAGCACTGGAGAAAGGAACCGGAGTGAACATCAGTTTCGACTACAACAACGCCTCAGAGGCTCTTCCCGGGCTTCTCAACTTTCTTCTGTCCCACGGAGAGGAGGTAGGTTCTCGAGCTGGACGCGTCAAGGAGCTCACCATGGTCTCCACCGTTCTCCGTCAACCGTGGCAACGCGAGATCATCGTCGCCAACAGGAACCCTTCCATCGCCGCACAGATCGCTGAGACGATGTGGGTTCTCGCGGGGAGGAACGACATGGAGTGGCTGGTGAGGTATCTCCCCCGTGCCGCCGAATTCTCGGACGATGGCAAGCGTTGGAGAGCGGGGTATGGAGCTCGACTGCGCTCTTGGGAGAAGAGGGATGGGTCAGGGGATGTTGTTGACCAGCTCCGCTATGTCGTCGATACCCTGAGGTCGAGTTCCCTCTCACGTCAGGCTGTGATGTCGATCTGGGACCCGGTCATCGACACAGCTCCCGGAAAGGACATCCCCTGCAACAACTGGTTGTCCTTCTCGAACCGGGGAGGGAAGCTCGATCTCCACGTTGCGATCCGGAGCAACGATGCCATCTGGGGTTGGAGCGGGATCAACGCTTTCGAGTGGTCCGCGCTTCTCGAGATCGTCGCTGGTCTGGTCGGCGTCGGGGTGGGCTCTCTCCATTTCTCGACCACCAGTTTCCATGTCTACGAGCACCACTGGGGCAAGGCGAGGGAAATCGTCAAGTCGGCGGGTTACAACAACACCAGCAACCACGGGGATTCTCCCCGTTTCGACGCGACAGGTTTCAAAGGCGACCTGGAGGTATTCGACGATCTGTGTGAATCCTGGTTCACGGTCGAGGAGCTCATCCGAGAAGGGGATCCGATGGCTGAGAAGTTCGTCGATGACTTCCCGGAGCCGATGCTTCAATCTTGGCTCCGGGTTCTCCAGTGGTGGTGGAGCGGAGATCGAAAGTGGCTTATCCCGCTCGCCGGAACCCGACTGGACCTCTCGACCTCCTACTCGATCCAGCCACCATCTCGTGCGAAGAAGAAGGAGACCTCCGTCTCTGTAAGCAAGTTCATCAAGTTCGCGTGTGAGACTCACATCGAGAAGCACAAGGCGTACGGGGACTCCTGGAAACGGCGGGGGGAGATGCTGGGCATCCTCGCCAATGTCGCCCGAAAGGTCGACCGTCTCGGAAAGTCTGAGACTTCAGACGAAACTTCTGCAGACACCGCGATGGACCTCATGGTGTACCTCGCCAAGTATCGAACCTGGTTGGAAGACAACGGACGAGGAGCCCCCACGCAGCAGACCCAGTCAACCACACTCAGCGACGACCCGAAGTGGGCGAATCGTATTCTCATCAGGCTCGACGACAACTTCGAGAAGAACTATGACAAGGAAGAATTCAAAGAGCTGGACCGAGAGACTGTCGAGATCCAGCTCCAAGGAGACTTCGATGTCCTCGAGCAGATGGTGAACGAGGACTTCGCAGAGCGCTGGAAGCACGTCGACTTGATGATCGCTACCTCATACCTTCTCGCCCGGTCGCTGTGGGACGCCGAGCAAGGGACCGACGAGTATCTCGGTGCTGACCATGACTGAGTTTCGAATCGTAGAGAGGATGAGGGGATGATCGACTGGCGAGCTCCTGAACTTCGCCGAGAGATCTTCCAGAGGAGTTACTCCCACAGCCTCGAGCACCGGAATTTCCCTGGCATGGTCTACTCGATGATGGAACCGATTGCCCAGGAGTTCAACCTCCACGAGGATGGGCGAGCATGGTTCGCCTGGCTCAACGGAAACACGCAGAACGTCGTGACGTCCTACCAGCTTCTTGAGGTCGCTCCTCACCCGACGTTCTGGAAACAGGCTGTCGATTTCTGGAGCGACAACTTCAAGAACCTGGAATGGGACACCGACCGGCGACACCAGAAGAGTGCCTTCGGAAAGGCGACCGAGCAGTGGTTCCTAGACTACGGGTACAACCCATCTCAGGGTTGGCTCGACGCTGCGGAGAAGGGTTGGGAAGAAGTGTGGAAGCACTCCATCGGCCAGCCCTACATGGGGCGCATCTCGGCTTGGTCGATGTATGAGTACGCTCGCATTCTTCTCGGACCTGAGATTCCTGACGTCGGGTCGTGGTTCCTCGAGGAAGGATCGTCCCGGTCGCACCGGAATTCCCTCTGCCTCCTCTCCGGGCACGACGACGCATGGAGTTGGGATGGGGACAAGTCTGAGCTCCCGTTCCTTCTCGGGCTGTTCTCGGAGCTGGACGAGCTGGCTGAGGACCTCTTCGCCGAAGCTCAAGGCCGGAACCTTGTCCGAGGTCCAGACTGCTACTGCACTCCTCCCTACAACCAGTGCATGCATGAGCCAGTGACTGACCCTAACGTCACGCGTCTCACCATGGAGTCTGCTCTCTGCACCTTCAAGTCTTGGCACAAGCCGAACCGCCGCTACCCGAATGTCTACTCTGACATGATGTACCAGAGGATACTGAAGGCGGAAGCCAGGATGGGGCGCAAGTTCGACAGCCTGTGGGAGATCCGTAAGAAGACCCTCCCGAAGCATCTCCGACTCGAGGACAACCCAACAGACCCTGGACTCGCTCCCGCCAAGCAGAACCTCTTCCGTGAGACCGGCGAAGTCCTCTACATCCACGAGGACTGGCTCGACATGGAACCGACTTCATTCGAGAAGAAACTCTCGAATGAGCCTCTCCGAAAGGACCCGAAATGGTAGACGTTCAGGAAGCGGATGTTCCTGTGATCGGGCCGAACGATCTCACTCCTGTTGAGCTCCGGAACGGGATCTGGTACAAGAGAGAAGATCTGCACCGAAACCGTTACGGCGTAAATGGCGCGAAATACCGAGCCTGCCGGCACATGCTGTCCCGAGCGGTGGTTGAAGGCTACGACTATGTCGTCTCGGCACAGTCCGTCCTCAGCCCTCAGTCGTCCATCTGTGCAACTCTGGCAGAAGAGATGGGTATCGGCTGCGTGGTGGTGTACGGGGCGACGAACCCTGACAGCGTGATCAAGCACCCAAATCCTCGAATCGCCTTCGAGGCCGGAGCCATGATCGACACGACTTGTCGCGTTGCCTACAACGGAGTGATCCAGCCTTACGCTGCGAAGCTCGCGAAGGAGATCGACGCATGGCAACTCCCCTACGCTATCAGCATGCCTGAGGATTCCTCTCCGGAGGATCTTGAGGCTTTCATGGCGGTGGGTGGAGAACAGGTGGCGAACCTCCCGAAAGAGGTTGAGACGCTAGTCCTCCCGTTCGGGTCGGGGAACACCACAGCTGGAGTCCTCTACGGTCTGTCCAAACACGGTTCCGGTGGGGTCGAGAGAATCGTTCTTGTCGGTGTCGGCCCAGACCGTTTCAGCTGGCTCGAGGAACGTTTCTCCAGGATCGACGTAAGCCTGAACGATCTTCCGCCGATCGTTCACATGCCGTTACACCCTTGGTTCGCCGAGTACAGCGACAGAATGCCGGAAACTCTCGACGACATCGTCCTCCACCCGACGTACGAGGGGAAGGTCGCCAGGTTCCTGAACAAAGCGGGAATCGAGTGGTGGGAAGCTCGAGACGACAAGACTTGTTTCTGGATCGTAGGTGGTCCGATTCAATGAAAAAAGAACTTCTGACATTTTCCTGCGAAGCATACATAACCCGGACCTGGGTATATGCCATGTTCATAGCTGAAAGACTTTCGACGTATTTCGGATCTCACATGTGGGTGTACCGGTCTAAACTCGGCGAGCGTTCAGTGTGGGTGGTTGCTTTCGACAAGAGACAGGCGGAGGACTACAAGTGACTAAGTCTGTCTACGTTGTCGGTGGAGCTCTCACCGGAAAGAGCACTTTCATGGCTTGCATGATCGAGGACCTCGGACTTCGTCTCTCCCCGGTCCTAGAAGACCTGCACACCAAACCCAACAACGGGGGGAACCTCGTGACTCTTCGAGGTCATCGGGGGAGTATCCCGGACGGGCGAGAAGGGCTGTACCTAGGAGTGATTCGTGAGTCTTTCCCTGGAACTGACGGACTTGATCGAGCAACTTCTCCCACAGGTGAAGAGTGGCTCAGAACCTGCGATCTCCCCGACTTCATCGTCGCGGAAGGAGCAACTCTTGCGACTCGGAGATTCATTTCGGCTCTCCACGACACGACTGAGCTGTTGCTTGTCCACCTTGTCTGCGATGAAGATGAAAAGCGAGCTAGAGCAACTAAGAGAGGCTCAGACCAGGACTGGAAGTTCGTAGTCGGAACTTCGACCAGGATGGCTAATCTCGTTTCGGATCAGCGTAATTCGACTACCGTACCAATCCTGGGTATCGATACTGGCTCTGAGGAAGACTGGGAAATAGGTTTAGACATCGCCGTTTCTCACATCCTGGCAAGATAGGGGAAGACAATCCCGGCCAGATCCACTGCTGGTCGGGGATCTCTGTTTCGCTGAGGTATTCTAGAAACCGAACCACCCCACCAGAAAGGAACCGGACACATGTCTGTATACGAAGTCGCGCTGAGTATGCTCCAGAAGAATCTGGACTCCGAACTCATCGCTCACTACATCGCTCTCGAAGCGAAGAAGGGAAATGTCTGATGCTTGCTCGCGAGAAGTGGCAGGTGATGACGATCGCAGCTCTCGAAGACGTGTTCGAGGAGCGAGTCCGTCAGGTCGAACGGTACGGCCACAACGACGAGCTCGAGGACGGAACCGGCCCTGAAAAGCGTTGGCTCTCCCCCCTCACCGAAGAATCCGCAGACACCATCGAGAAGGATCTCCGGGAAGAATACGAGGCCTATGAAGACCAAGTCGGCCATCCGACTTGGATGCACCTCATCCGGGAGGAAGTCTCAGAAGCATTCTGTGAGAGCGACCCGGACAAGCTGCAAGAGGAGCTCCTCCAGGTCGCAGCGCTCTGCGTCAGTTGGGTCGAGACCCTCAGGAAGCGGACTGAAGCAAAACCATGAACATTGAGCTTTCTGACTTCATGAAGTACTCCTGCCCGGTGTGCAAGAAAGGTTTCCGAGACCTTCACGAAAAGAAGCGTCATCTCCGGGAGGAGCATCCGAAAAAGTCCTGAGCGCAACGGAATCGGGAGTCCTAGATAATCTCTAGGACTCCCGATTAGGTTATTCTGTGGATGTAGAGTATAGTTCTACGTGTTGGGGTTAACCGGACCCCAACGAACCGGAAGGAACCGCCCCATGAACGTTCAGCAGCTCATCGAGATTCTCTCCGAGATGGACCCTGAGGCTGAGGTCCGACTCGCCACCCAGATGAACTACCCTCTCCAGTCGTCGGTCTTCGGCGTCGCCTCGAGCAAGGAGATGAACGAGAACGTCTGGTGCGACATGCACAACGTGACGGACTGCGAAGAGTGCGCGGACGACATCGAGGTGGAGTCGGACAATGTCGTCTGGATCGCTGAGGGTAGCCAGAACCGCCGCAACCCTTACGCTTCTCGCGACATCTGGGAGCAGGCGACCCGATGAACACCGCGACCCAGAAGCAGATCGACTTCATCAACAAGCTCCAGTCGGAGCGCGACCCGAACAGCGAGCAGTTGATCTTCATCCTCCACCTGGCTCGCGAGTCGTGGAAGTCTGGAGAGTTCACTGCAGAGAAAGCCAGCAAAACGATCGACGCTCTGCTGTCTCTCCCTAAGAAGGAAGCTCCCACTGCTTCGAACATCGAAGCTGGGATCTACTTCGACGGAGTGGTCTACATTCGGGTGTACCTGGGGCAGCAGTCCGGCAAGATGCTCGCCAAAGAGCTTCTCCTCGAGGAGGGAACCCTCGAATACCGGTATCTCGGTCTGGCTTCCAAGCACGTCACCGAGAAGTTCCAGCGACTCTCGGTCGAGGAAGTTGGGCAACTCGGTCAGGCCACGACCCACTGCCTCGTCTGCGGTCGTCGTCTCGACGACCCAGAGTCTGTCGACCTGGGAATCGGCCCGGTCTGCGCCAAAAATTACTGAACCGGAACTAAGACTTTACTTCTACGCAGATCTAGAGTATCGTTCTACGTGTTGGGGTTAACCGGACCCCAACGAACCGGAAGGAACCGAAATGAGCGCCACCTACATCGAGATCTTCGACCGCGAGTCCCCCACCGGGGTCGTCCGTTCCGAGCAGCTCACGGGAACGAACGAGAAGCGTGACTCCGAGACGATCGCTTGGATCCTCTCCAAGTTCGAGATGGAGGACTACGGAGCTCGAGTTGTCGAGTACAACGAGCTCGGTCTCCCGGTCTCCGCCTTCATCGTCTGACCAACCAGAAACCCTCCATCTTCTCTCCGAAAGGAACCAAAACCATGGCACACGCAATCGACACCACCGACGGAATCTCCAGCTTCGTCTCCGCTCACACCGACGCCTGGCACCAGCTTGGCGAGGTCGTCGACCACACCTTCACCGCTGAGGAGGCTATGGAGTTCGGGAAGCTCGGCAACTGGAACGTCCGCAAGGTTCCGGCTCTCGCAGGGATCGAGAACGGCAAGCCGATCCGGATCCCCGGCATGAACGCCGTTGTCCGCGACAACCCTGTCCGGGCAGGACAGGTCGACGTTCTGTCGAAGTTCAACGTCTCGGACGACTACCGGATCATCCAGAACGAGGACCACGCCGGTTTCCTCAACGCTCTCGTCGACGAGAGCGGTGCTCACTTCGAAACCGCCGGAGCTCTCCACGGCGGACGTCAGGTCTTCCTCTCGATGAAGCTCCCCGGCCACATCAACATCGGTGGGGTCGACCCGGTCGAGAACTACATCGCCGCCATCAACTCCCACGACGGCTCGATGAGTTTCACGATCATGGTGACGCCGGTCCGCATCGTCTGCGCCAACACGATGAACCTGGCTTTCGACGAGCACAGCCACATCTTCCGCGTCCGGCACTCGAGCGGGGCGGAGAAGGCTCTCCGGAGCAAGGCTCGCGAAGCCATCGACCTCACCTTCAACTACCTCGACAGTTTCCAGGAGGAGGCTGAGAAGCTCATCAACACGACGATGACTCAGGCTCAGTTCGAGGAGATCATCGAGCGTGAGTTCGGAGCTCCCGAGGACGCTGCCCGTGCAGCGATCACTCGAGCCGAGAACAAGATCGAGCAGATGGTCGAGCTCTTTGCTGACGCCCAGACCCACGAGGGTGTCCGCAACACCGCGTGGGCCGGTCTCAACGCTCTCGTCGAGTGGGCAGACCACTTCGCTCCGACTCGCGGAGACGATGTCGAGAACAGCCGGGCGCAGAAGGCTCTCTTCGACCCGACCTTCAAGAACCGAGCGCTGAAGATCTTCGGAGCGCTGGTCTGACCAACCACCCCGAGAGGGAGCTGGAGAATCTCCTCCAGCTCCCTCTCCCAAGCGAAAGGGCTGGAACCGATGGAACCCAAGCTGAAACTCACGACACGCGGCTGGATCGTCTTCTCGGTCCTGTGGGTCACCGCAGCCTGGATGGCTTCTCTTCTCTTCGACAACTTCATCGGGTGGTGGCTCTAAACCCACACTAGGTTACTCTGCGGATGCAGGGTATAATGAGCTCTAGCGAGGTTAACCGGACCTCGCGGAACCGGAAGGAGATCTCCCATGGAGACTCGAAAGTGGAAGTACGTCTGCATCAGCCAGGGTTGGGGCGGATACTTCGGATTCGGCAACACCGTCGACGACGCCAAGAAGCAGTACAAGGCTGAAGGCGGAAAGCTGACCGACCGCTGGGCCGTGTACGCTCTCCCCGAGTACGCGGTCAACCCACGAGTGGCATACTACACAGGGCAGATTCAGTGGGACTGGGAGCAGGGGACTCCGGAGGACATCAAGAACCGTCCCATCGTCCTGGAGACGGTCGTCAAGCGAGGCTAGTCTCCATCTCGCTGGTGGGGGATGGGGAACCGTCCCCCACCAGTACCCTCGAACCGAACACAGAACCGGAAGGAACCGAACCAATGTCTCTCGCTCGCATCTACACAACCAAGAAGTCCCGCAAGGTCTGGACTTGCGACAAGTGCCGCAAGCAGATTCCCGTCGGGTCGAAGGTCCTCTCCTTCACTGTCGGTTTCCGAGGCTTCGAGAGGAAGCGCTGCGACGACCCCAGCTGCTTCCCGGCCAACTCCGAGCGTGAGTCTTCTGCTCTAGCGACCGTGTACGCCGCGATCGAACAGATCGACATTGAGTCTCTCGACTCTTTCGAGGACATCGAGTCCGCAGTCCAGGAGGTCGTGGACGCGCTGTCCGACGTCATCAGCGAATACGAATCCAATCAGATGTTCGACATCAACTACGATCTGCAGGATCGGGTGGACTCTCTTCAGTCCTCGCTGTCCATCCTCGAGAACTGGTCTTCGAATGTCGGCAATGACGAGCCGGACGACGAGGAAGAACGAGAGGCTTGGGTCACCTTGGTCCGAGATGCCGCTCAAGAAGCCATCGACAGCATCGAATTCCCCTGAAAAAGAAAGATCTGGAAAGGAAACCGGAACCATGAGCAAGAACTACACCGTCCGTCTCTCCAACGGAGAATCTCACACCCGAGCTCGCAAGGACGCAGCGATCAAGATCGGCGAGGAGTCTGGGATGGCATACGTCGTCCTCTCCCCGAGCGGAGCAGTCGTCGCCGAGAAGGCAGTCCCGATGACGCCGGAAGAGGAAGAGAAGCAGTGGTCGCAGGACGAGGCTGCATCCGATCTCAACGAGCAACTGCCCCCCAAGGAAGAGCCCAAGGAGAAGAAGCCAGTCAACATCGAGAAGATGAAGGCGAAGATCGCCATGCTTCTCAAGAAGGCTGAGAGCTCTACCTTCGAGGCGGAGCGCGACACCTTCAACTCCGCCGCTGAGAAGCTCATGCTTCGTCTGGGTATCTCCATCGCCGAGCTCGAGGCTAGTGGAGATGCCAAGCCTGAGAAGATCGTCCAGGTGCAGAGGATCTTCCCCGGAAACTACTCGATCTCCATGATCCCGTTCACACTCATGCTGGCTCGAGGGTTCGGTAACATCACCATCCTTCAGCAGTCAACTCGGGGACTTTCTCGGATCGCCCACATCATCGGTCACGAGTCCGACGTGGAGCAATTCACGACGCTCCTCGACTCCCTCTCCCTTCAGGTCATGTCCGCCCTCCACATCTGGCAGAAGGAGAACCGCGAAGAACGCCGCTACCTCACGGACATGCAGAAGTATGTGCAGCACCGGTCCTTCATCGAAGGTTTCGGAAGGAAGGTTGGCGAGCGACTCGAAGAGCGTCGTGGGGTCGAGGAGGAGACTGCGTCGACAGGAGCTGCTCTCGTCCTCGCCAGCAAGCAATCCAAGGTAGACGACTGGATCGGCTCGAACCTGGATGTCGGGAAGGGGCGAGGAGGATCCAAGTCCTTCTCTTCAATCGGGTTCATGGCTGGGCAACAGCACGGTGAGAAAGCCAACCTGAACGACCCTGGGATCCGTGGGAAGGCGGGTGAGATCGGTGCGTGATCTGGAAGCAGGTTGGGGGTTCCCGCTGCTCGCCCGGAAGGCTCACTATTTCGAGGCAGGGGAGATAGTATCCGCCTGCGGGAAGTGGATGTTCTCTGGGGTTCGCGACAACGTTCCGGAGAAGAGCTCGAGCGATTGCGTCGCGTGTAGGAAGAAACTCGAGGAGAAGCCATGATGGGCCAGTCCGGAGGACGAAGCAAGGACAACCGGGTTGGCCAAAGAGCTGAACGCCGACTCACTCTCCGGGAAAGAGAAGGTGTCGACCCGGTTCGCAGTCCGGTGTTCGAGGAGGATCGATCCAGGATCTATCAGTCTGTGGCGAGAAACCTGGGAGGCGTCATCATGACAACGTCCTGCGTACTTCTCGGCATTCTCCTGGCCAAGACGATCGGGCTCCTCTGAGGCTGAGAAGAGATTCTCCAGGGCTGTGGCCGGTAGTGCGCATAATCCCAGCCGAGAACCCGCTCCAGTACCTGGAGCGGGTTTCTCAGTAGTTCTTCGTGAGCTCGGGAGGGGGAGGCTTGACCTTCACATGGGCCGCGTGCAAAGCGAGCAGCCCGAGAAGATACTCGATGTACTGCATCGATGCCTCGTGCGAGCGGTTGTAGGTCGCGCGCATTTCTTCGATTCGATCCTCAGCCCGTGTCAACCGAGAACGAAGAGACTTTATGTCTTCATCTCGTCCGCTCATCCGGTTGTCGTATTCACTGGTGACCCTTTCCACCACGTGTGAATACATATCGCGGATGAAGATCTCATCTTCTCTCCTCCGCTTCTCTCGGGACTCTAGAGCTCTGGCATTCGCGCTTCGAGAATCATTGACGACCTTGAGAAAGCCAGCTACAGCTCCGACGAGAACCGCAAGAGCGGACACGATCGCAGCAACTTGGGCGAGCGCACCAGTCATTGCGAGATCACGCTTCTTACGTCGATCCGGGATTCAGCCTCTTCTCCAGGCTCAGGCTCGTCCCACCCAGCAACGTTGATGACGACCAGAAGGATGAGGAGCCATGTGACTCCTCCAACCCACCCACTTGGGTATCCTTCGCCAGAAGATGGGGCAGCTAGGGAGAACATCAAGAAGAGAGTCGTCCCTCCCGCGACAAAAGAGAAGAACGCTGACTTCTTCCAGCTGCTCTTCTTGTATAGGCTACGCAAGAGAACCACGAAGGCTACGACAACCGGGGGAACCGCCCACCAACTTGCCGGGGAACCGAGAGGATCGGAAGCGACCCAGGACTGAAAGTATGAGACGCACCTCAACAGAGGCATCACCCACAGAGCACCGAACCCGATCGTGTCTTTCTTCCGGAAGGAGAAAGCGATGGCGATACAGCCCGTCAACACCCACGCTGCGCTTCTCAATCGAGGATCTATGTTCATGTAGAAAAGAACGTGCTGGAGAGATAGTTCAGTGAGGGTTGAAGACGTGAGAACAGACACTCCAAACAGGATCCAAGAGACCCCCATAAGGAACAGAAACCTTCCCCGGTGCCCTAGTCGGTCGAGCCATTTCGGATAGAAGAGATCCTTTGCGAGCTCGAGCATCGACTTCTCTCCTACAGACTCATGTCTCCGTTACTCGGAAGGATATTCCAAGGATACCGGGTCTTCCAACTTTGCGCTTTCTTCCCAACGGTAGAGGGTGAACGGGCCAGAATTCTGTTCGGTGACTTCGCCGAAGGAGGAATTCTTCCCGTCGACGATGATCGTCCCTCGCTTCTTTGTCACCCTGAAGCTCACATCAGTTGAGTCCGACTTGAGAGAAACGATTTCTCGCCCGTTCGAGTCCTGGATCGCGTAGAGGTACATCGACTTCTCCTATTCGTAGTTCTTGGTTGTGTTCTTGGCCAGCCAGATGAGAGCTTCGTCCGTGGTCACGGCATTCTCATCCACAGCTTTCCGGTAGGCGTACATGGCAGACATAGCGTCAACTATGAGTTTCTGAGTATTGAGAATCTGGACGATCTGGTTCTTGATGCTCGTCAGTCCGGCGACAGACAAGACCGGTGTCCACGCACTAGCCTGGGACCGCTGGGTGGATAGCTGGGAGCTCAACGCGTCTGCTTGGGACTTGAGAGCTTCCGCCACCGCAACATCCCCCTGAGCAGCATTCTTGGCCCTCTTCAGAGCCTCTATGCCGGCCGAGAGCTGCGACAGCAGAAGCCTTTCTGATTCGGCTTCTGCTGTCGCAGCGAGGATCCTCGCGTGGGTATCGATGTCCTGCTGGGATATCGGAGAAGTGACATCTTCCCCGCTCAAGTAGTTGTGGAACAACCCAGAGTCCCAGTCCCACTTGAAGGAGGCATTATCGAACGGTTTCGAGGGGTCTCTAACGCCGTTCAGATAAACGATGTTCGGCTCCACGAAACTCTCTCACTTATTGATGGAGAAAGAGTCGGAGAGAGATCCCGAGGTAGTGACGAGAGTTCCCTTGATCTGGGACTTGCTCACGTCGAGAGAAAGCCAACCGAAGGGGAACCCTCCCGGTGAATTGGTTCCTCCCGCAGCCGCCCAGATACCTCCGCTCCGAACGTACTCACGAGGGTTGTGACCGCCGTTCCCGACGATCGCAAGGACTGATCCCTTCCCGGCAGAGAACTGGCCGTCGTTGTCGACGACGGTCTGGCTCGAGGTAGTCCCAGTGATCTGGTGGCTCCGACCATAGTTGTGGTCGTGCCCGGCCAGAATCAGATCAACACCCTTGCCCATGAGCATCGTCTCGACAGAAGGATCGACCTCACAGTTGTGGATACCGACCGTCAAGCAGGGGATATGCATCCCCACGATGACCCACAGACCGGCAGCCTTGGCCTCATCGATGCGATCCTTCAACCACTCCCGCTCCGGGCTGCCCTGAGCGTAAGACCGAGGAGCACCGGGAAGAAGGATGTTAGGGCTGATCCCGATGTACCGGTACCCAGCGCTGAGATCCGTGTGTGCGACGATGCCGGTGTTGTAGTCACCGAAGAAGTTCATTCGGTCCGGCAGGCAGGCAGCGTACTTTGAGAAAACACCGTCGCCGTTCTGTGCCTCGTGATTCCCCGGCAGGAGCTGGAACGGTTGGCTGACGCGAGACTTGACGAAGTTACACCAGGTGTTCTCGATACCGGGAGCGTCTTGGTAAGCCATATCGCCAAGATGAGCAACCCAACTCGGGTTGGCTTGGTTGATCGACTTCAAGACGTTTGAGCCCGTTTCTTCGAGCCCAGTATCCGCAGTCACAGCGATCTTGACAGACCCAGAAGAAGTCGGAGTCGGAGTCGCGGTCGGAGTCGGCGTCGGCGTCGGCGTCGGAGTCGGCGTCGGCGTCGGAGTCGGCGTCGGGGTCGCCGTCGGGGTCGCCGTCGGGGTCGCCGTCGGGGTCGCCGTCGGGGTCGCCGTCGGGGTCTCCGGACTCATAGGCGTGAATCGAACCTGGATCGCTTCGAGCCTAAGACCGGAACCGGGGCGACCACAGTCGTTCCCGTCACCAGACCAGGGAAGCCATCCGAGGTTTTGGAGATGGCAGGTGTAGGTGACAGACCCCCAATCCTGGGCGGTCGGATCGAGCTTGATACGGATAGCCTGGAGAGACCGAGATTGCCCAGTCGTTCCGGCGACCTGTCCGACACCTTCGTAGCTCGCTCCGACCCAAGGCATCCAACCGAGACCAGTGGCGTAGACCTGGATGTTGACCGGGAACCCGGTCAGCTTCACAGCCTCCAGCCGAAGAGACTTTCCTGTCGTTCCGATGGTCGTCGTGCTCTGGGGCATCCAACCAATGTTCTGAACGTGACCCTGGCCAGGAACCGGAACCGGGGGACCGGTAGGAGTTCCCGCCGACGCGACCGTCGCGAGAGGAAGCACGAGAGCGGCCGAGAAGGCCGCGAGAAAAGTCTTGAGCCGCTTCACTTGGTATCGCCCCCCGGAACGATCCGAAGCTCCGAGAGAGCCTTCGACACGGACTCCCTGACTGCGTTCTCGATGGCGTCAGGGTTTGCGCCCTGAGAGGATGCCAGAGCGCGAATAGCAGCTGTCTGCCCTTCGATGAGAATCCGGAGATAGTCACCGTCTTCACTGTCCAGGATTCGGTTTCCCGGACGAGCAGCCTGGTCAGGAATACCGGCCATCACTCGATAGTAGATCTCTTCTTGCTGGCTGTCGTTGAGAGCCATGAGGAATCCTCCTGTGGTTGTTGGGGTCGTAGGTTTGGTGGTGGCTCCGAGATGATATGAGATCCTCTCGAAGAGAAGATCCCACGGATACCCAGCCCCAGGATCGGTACGATTCTCTGGCTGGATCTGAGCGTGGGAAGCAAGACCTCGAATCGGAGTCTTGTTTCCAGATTTCCGTCGAGCGATTTCTGCGTCTGTCACTCGACGGAGAGAATTCGGAGAGATCCCATCGGCCACCAGAGCTTGTGCTAGGAAATCGATGGAGGATCGCCCTTCAGCGGTCAGCCAGGTGCTCCGAGTATAGGCAGCGTACCCAGCCTGCTCGTAACCTTTCCAGAAACGATTGACCCACGTTGCGTGCCAAGCTGATCGGTCCTTCGGAACGTACCAAACGAACCCGCCAGGGTCTGAAGCTCCCCGCCAAGATGCCTGAGTGCTCGAGGTCGCAGACCAGTTCGCCAGCGACCAGGCGTACCCAGCCCTCAGAGGGCATTCGATCGTGTGGATGACGTAGACATCGTCGCCTTCAATCGGACTCATGAGCCCTGAGTCTTTCCTCCCTCCCGAGCCAGGATAGGGAGAGTACGTCTTGAACGCTGAGAAGTTGACGAACCCTCTCCGGAAAGACGATGCTTCGACTTCTGCGACGATCTTGTCCCAGTCTTCCTGAGGAACCTCATGACCCTCAGCAACTGGCCAGGCGTCTGTCAAGTGACGGGGAACTTCTTGGTTCTGGTCGGTGATCATTTCTCGCCTAACTCACTTCTGATAGGTGATCCGCAGCAGCGGTCTATTGGCTGATCCTACTCCCTGGAAGACTCCATGGAAGATAGAATCAGCTGAATCCCCGGGACCAATTTGCAGAGACCGTGTCGAAGAAGTGACTCCAGAGATGGTCACCCACTGACCTCCAGGCTTGGGCCAGTTTTGTATCTGAGTCTTGGTAGTGCTCTCCAGCGTGTTGGTGTAGGCGGTCGAATTCGAAGGCCGGATATTGACTGTCCCCGTCGCTTGGTCCCACTGATCGGCGAAGAGGAAAACCTCAGCCTTGAGGATCGTGGCCCCCGCAAGAGCAGCGCTCGGAAGTTTCCCAGTCTCTCCGGAGATCGCTCCGGAGTTGAAATACACCTTGCTGTACTGGTTTCCGTAAGAACCTTCTTGCCCTTGGTAGAACAGCGGGGAAGAACCTTCGTTGAGTCGAGCTGACCCACTTTCTGCGTAGGTAGCGTGGTTGCTGGCTCTCCACACACTCTGATACTGACCGGCTGCCACAGGAACCCCACCAGAACCATTGTTCCACTGCCAGGGATTGACCGGAATCGCCGGTCCGACGTCATAGACCGTCAGAGTAGTCGGGCTCACCCAGTGGTTCGAGAACTGGAAAGTCCCTGTCCCTCCGGCCCGTTGGACCGCGATCAGAACGCGGGTGTGGTGGTCCGTAGCGTTCGGAGGGATCGCCTTTCGAAGTTGGGGAGAATGGTATGGGCCGTTGGAAGAAGAGGGGATGTTGAATCGCGTGTACCCCAGATAGTTGCTCGACAGCGTGGGGGAAGCAGCACCGTTCTGCGGCAGTGCCTGGGTGTACCTCATTTCGATCCGTATCACAGTGTTCGAAGATGAAGCAGACCAGCGAGCTCCAGAGAGCTCAACTTCGTATCGACGATTCTTCTTCCCGTAGAAGGAAATCTCGAACAGCCCGGTCAGACTGGAAAGGTTCCCAGATGTGTAATCCCCCTGCAATTCTGTTACAGCCTGGATTCTGCTGACCTTGTTCAGCCACTCGCTGAAGTCTTCACCGTAGATGACGAGACCTGAATCTCCGACACCGTCTCCGTCCTTATCGGTTCCCGTCACAACGAGCTGTGACATAGACCCGCGACCGAGAGAATCGATCGAGGCTACGCTCGTGCTCTTGGCTTCACGGGTGACTGTCCCAGAACTTGCAGTGGAAGCCACATTCCCCGAGACGAGAGCATATGTCAACGAGGTTGAAGTCAGAGCGGTGAGTACGAAAGTCCCATCGAACGGAGCACCAACCCCAGAAACGGTCACCTGGTCACCGAGCAGCATCCCATGGCCGCTCTGCACGGTTAGGGTGGCTTCGTTGGAGGTCAGAGATTTCTGCGTGACCGTCGCTACGGCGGAACCGGAGTACCCATAGATGGAGAGTACGTCTCCGCTTCCCGTACCGAGCGAAGTAGATTGTCGGACAACCCCATCCGCGGTCTTGCTGTACGCGATGAAACCCGTCGACGTGAGCTCAGCGTGGGCGTCATTAACCGGCCCAGCGATGATCTTGACTCCGGCTGCGAGCTCAGCAGTCGTGATTTTGTTGGCTGCGAGGCTGCTGATCTTGGCATTTGTGATGGAAGCGTTGGCGATCTTCGCTGTAACGATGGCTGCATCTTCGATCAGAGCGCTGTTGATGGCGGCCAGCGCGATGTTCTGCCGTTCGACCAGACCCGTAGGGACAGCCTCGACCTTGAACATATCGACTTCAAAAGCGTCCCCAGAAGCATTTCCGGTGGTCCAGAAAGCTGGAGCGAAGTACCGGGTGGACGAATGAAGAACCGCCGGAGACTTCAAATCGTTGCGTGCACCGGTCGTTCCGTTTGGGTCTCCGACGCCCTTGAAATAGCCGACGTACTCAACCCACGCCGCACCAACGTCCGAGGTATAGGTTGCCACAGAATAGTGGTTGGCTGGTCCCCACCAAGCACTTCCCGCTGAGTCAACCAAAGAACCAGAATTCGAGTACCCCAAAACACCAGCTGAGAAACGAGCTCCAGAGCTAGCAGTGTTCTCCCGGACTCGGATTGAAACCTTGTAGAGAACGGTTGGGTCAAACGGGATCAGAACAGAGTGCCGGAGGTTCTCTCCAGAAGCCGAAGTGACGACCCGAAGAACATTCGACCCGGTGAGAGCGTCTGCCTTGGGTACTGAATTGATCGTTGGACCGCCGAACAGGTTCCCCCAACGAGAAGCATCGCTCATGTCGTCGAAGAACACCTGACCGAGAGCTGACCGGATCTCGGACACAAGGTTGGCTTGCGAGATCGACCCAGGAGCGATCGCGTTCCCTCCAAAAGGAACCGCGACCCAAGCAACAGACGGCGTGATCTGAAGCCAGTACGCCTTGTTCCCGTCATCCGTATCGAACCACAGGTCTCCCGCGTTGCTCGCGGTCATTCCAGCCGGAGGAGAAGCCTGATAGTATGAAGTGATCTTCCCATCAGCGGATGCAAAAGCTGCGGCTGCATCGCTCAGAGCCTTGGTGGCGATCGTGTCGGTGATCTCGACCCAGGCACCTGAAGAATTCCGTCGGTAGGGTCGGTTGTTGTCGTCCGTGTCGACCCAGATGTCTCCCTCCGACACAGTCCCACCGGAAGGGGGAGAGATCTGGAAGAACGTGTCGACAAATCCATCCGCGATCGACCTTGCTGTGGCGAGAGCGTTGATGGTGTTCGTCAGACTGGTCTGCTGGGCAGAAATCAGCGCTGCTTGAGAAGCGATCCGAGAGTCATCGACGGCAACCCAGGAAAGACTGGTCCCGTTCCACCGCCACAACTTGTTGTTGTCATCTGTGTCGATCCACAGGTCTCCGTCATCAGAAGCGATGAGTCCTGTCGGAGCTGCGGTCTGAGCGAACGTTCGGATCTTTCCATCCGCCGCTGCCTGAGCGTTGGAAGCAGCGAGGAGAGCATCCGCGATGTTCTGGTCTTGAGCAACCTGCCAAGAGGTTCCGGAGTATCGGTAGACCTTGTTCTTGTCGTCCGTGTCGATCCACAGATCCCCCGCCAGCATACCCGAGGAGGGTTGGGACGTCTGCCAGTACGTAGTGATGGACCCGATCTGTCGAGCAGTGAAGGAGACCGTCTGGGCTCCCCAGTCCGTGGGGGTCCATGCTCCCTTCCAGACATACATCTGGTTGCCGTCGTCGGTGTCGATCCAAACATCTCCGCTGGTGCGGTTAGAAGTCGGAGGAGTGCTGGTCTGGTAGAAGGTCGTCGTCTTAGACGCGACCTTGGTGAGAGCGTCGAGAGTCGCAGTATCTGTGATGTCCTGCCACGCTGTTCCAGACCAAACCTTCGCGACCCGGTCAGCGGTGGAAGTGTTGATCCAGATATCCCCCGTGTCAGCGGCGACAAGAGTCCCAGCTGGAGTGTTGGGGTCGGTGCTCTGAACGAAGACGTTGGCTTTCCCATCCACCTTCCCGGCCAGTCCGGTCAGAGTCCCTTGATACGACCCGATCACCGCAGAATGTGCGCTCAGCTGGGTGTACGCGGCGATCTTCGAGACAGCAGTGTACGAGAAAGCGTTTGTGTCGTAGAGGACTCTCTCCGTGCGATAGAGAGCTGTGTCGGGAGCAAACGCTGGTTCGGTGGTGGTCCAGGGAGAAGGAGCCGGAGAGGCTGTTGGAGCCGCTGGAGCAGGCAAGTTCGCAGCCTGCTGGAGGAAATACGGAGTGATCGAGGAGACCCCAACGCCGACAGGACCCACATAGGCTACCGACCAAGCAATGGTCTGAGTGAAGACCTTCCCGTCCACGGTGATCGGGACAGACAGAGTCCCGTTCTTCGTCACGAGAGAAGTCGTTGCCGTGATCGTGATGACCGGAGCTGTCGTGCCGTTAGAAGCGATGGACGTAGTCAGGCCGGTGACACGGCCAGTGATCGTCCCAACCGTGGCTACGACATTCGACGTCCCCTTGTAGGCTGTCACAGTGCTCGTCGTCGAGCTGGCTTGAGCAGTGTTCACCGTCCCAGGGAACACATGAGCTTCGTTGGAGAGAATGACGGTGTACGCGTCCGCTCCTGGAGCTCCAGGATCTCCGGTTCCACCAGTGGGACCCGTTGCTCCATCCACCAGCTTCGCCACGGTGAGAGTGTCTTCGACTCCGTTTGCGTCAGCCATCCGGACAGTTATGGTCCGAGCTGTCATCGTCGCCCCGGTAATGGTGACGACGTTTCCGGTACGAGATACTCCCGCAGGAGCAGTGTTGGAGAACGCTCCGCCATCGACGCTGTACTGCCACACCGAGATAGTGGTCCGAGCGGCAGAACCAGTAACCGTGGATGTCGTAGGGTTGGTCGCGCCTCCAGCCGGAGGGGAGACCAACGCCTGAGCGTTGGAGGATAGTGAAATGTCCGGAGGCATCGTGCCGGAGTTACCGGTGAGAAGAGCAGGACTAGACAAGGAAGTCGTGTTGTCTCCCCTCGTCAGCCTCGTCCGGGTCCAGATGAACGTTCCGGGGGTCCGAGTCGGTGCGTCTGAAGACCAGCCAGTCGTCGGAGCAACCGTCTCCGAAGAGTCGACAGCATACTCAACGACGGAATCAAGAATCACAGAGTCTAGACGCTGGTCGTAGATGGCGACCCAACCACTCGGACCAACCGCGGAGGCTCCGACCGCTGCGGCCCGGTACATCCGGTTCCCGTCGTCGGTGTCGACCCAAAGGTCTCCGACTGCGGTGGACGTAGGAGGGGTCGGCACCCAGAAAGTAGAGATCTTCGACAGGACGGCAGAAGATGCTTGTCCCAACCGTTGGTCGGAGGCGATCTTCCAGGAGGAACCGTCCCAGAGGTAAGTCTTCAGGTTGTCGTCCGTGTCGACCCACACATCGTTGACTTGGTCTGGACCCAGCCCTACCGGGGGAGTGTCTTGAGACCACACGGTCGCTGAAGTGACCGCGTCGACATAGGCTCTCTGGGCATCGATAGCGGCTGATTCTGCAGCACTGAGAGCTTCAGAGATCTTAGTGTTGTCGACGACTACCCAAGCAGCCCCAGTCCACCGCTTGAGGCTGTTGTTGTCAGAAGTATCGATCCAGAAGTCATCTTGGTTCGGATCGGCGGGGGACGAAGGTCCATAGAAGGTGGCTTGAGCCCCGAGATCACGAGCGTCGAAGTTCACAGAACCCGTGCTGATAGACCCTGGTTCGATGTCGTCCTCGACGACTCGACGAGGCACTCCAGATTCCTGAGCGGACGGAACCGAAGTGTTTCCGCTCCGGTCGACCGCAACCAACTTGACATAGTAGGTGACCCCGTAGTCCAGGCCGGAGATCACCTGGGAGCTGGGCTTCCCAGCTGTGAGGAACGTGCCGACGACGTTGCTGGAATCTGGGTTGAAGTCGTTGGTCTTGCTGATGTGGATGCGAACATGAGCGAAGTCCCGAGGCATGACCGCCCCGGAAGGTCCGTATCCGTCCCAGCCAACTTGGAACCCGCCGAGATATGTCAGGACCGTCGGCTTGCTCGGTGGAGACGGAGGAGTGACGTCTTCGCCCATAGTCGCTTGCGTGACCGGGGAAGACCAAGAACTGATATGGGTCGTGTTGTCTAGCGCTCGAACCCGGACTTCCACAACTGCCCGAGGAGGCATGTTCGACACAAGAGCGTAAGGGTCTGTGGAGCGAACCGAAGTCCACTCCAGCATCTCAGGCGGCACGAACGCGAAGACGTAAGCGGCAACAGATGCGCTCGATGTCGAAGTGACCCGGAACCCGGCCCGACGGACGATCCCAGTTGCCTCGATCTGCGAAGAACTAAGAGCTTCGGAAGCCTGCACGACAGCGCCAGACACCACAGAAGAAGAAGAGAATGAAGCGGAAGAGACAGACGGGACCGCCACAGAACCTTGGAACGTGGCAGCAGGAACCGTGTAGTTGACAACGACGTTTACAGCATCAACGTAGAATGCCGCCGACTGGGTAACCGCCGCTCGAGTTGCTGTGATACGGACTGAGAGGTTCGCCAGGTTCGCCCAGGTGACCCCAGTGAAGTTGACGGTCTGACTGTTGGTAGTCGTCGTCGTCAGTGTCAACGCGACAGCAGAACCGATAGCTGTGGACCCGTCGTACAACTGTGCTGTAACACTAGCGTAGTGAGAAATGTTGTTCTCGTAGCTGTAGACAGTGACGCTAACCGAATCAACAGAAGTCGGAGGAGTACCAATCGCAGCTTGCGCACCGAACCCTGAAGCGTTGAAGGCCGCAGATGCCCCAGAAACGCTCGAGGTCCAAGATGCGAAAGTCGAGTTATTGGCCCCTGTCGCGTTCGAAATAGCGCTCCAGGTTCCAGATACAACCGTTGCGCTCGAGGCCCAGAGGGCAGAAGTCGAAACCATGAAACCTCCCTCCTAGGAAGGGAGATCGATCAGGTGAGGGTAACCTGCGCCTGCCCTGCCGCGAATTCCAACTTGTCTCCAATCGCCAGGGTACGAGAGGTCGCCAGAGCCTGCCAGTCAGTCCTCTGGGTCCCGCCGCTGGAAGCGGAGAAGATCGCTGCGTGGGTCACCGTCCCGGCCTGGGTTGCCGCAGCGCTCGTGATGGTCCCGCTGTTGGCTTTGACACTCGGATCCGCAGCGGTCGCGGCAGCCCAACCAGTGGCACCGACAGCAGTTCGAGCCAGACCTGCCCACTCAGAAGTTCCGTTGACGCTGTAGGCGATGAAGTCGGTTCCTCCGGTAGTGGGGAAGCGAGCGTCGAGAGTGGCCTGAGATTCTGCGTTGGTCAAACCAGCCATGAGTTCTTGTCTCCTCGGGAAGTTATCTTACTGGCCCTGCTGGGTAGTTTAGGTCATCGAGACGACTCGATACTGCATCTCGTATTCTTTCAGGTCCGAGATGGCAGATCCATCGGTGTTGTGAGTCGGAGGGTTCCAGCCGACCCTCATGGTGGTTCTGGACCGTCCATTCGCGTCGAGATAGGCGAATGAAGAGACAACAACTCCCGCTGGAGGGTTGGGAGTTGTTGTATCGGCTACCTCTGTAGCGGGGATTCCGTTTCCTCCACCTTCTGCGGTGGCACCACCGATGATTCCAGCAACCTTTCGAGCTGTCCGAATCTCGGCTTCCAAGAACTTGTCGTTGAGGACGATCGAAGCGTTTCCGACAGTCCCGTCGGTCTTCACTTCTATGACCATCGACCGCACTCTGTATCTCTCGGAACGAGACACTCCGGTCCTGCTGTCCGACACCCGATCACTGATGTAGTCGCTGACCCGGTAGTCAACTCCAGGAACCTTCCCTCCCTCCCGAATGACAGCCTTCCGAGTCAACTGCTCTCGGACCTGCGACACCCGGTTGAGGGCAGCGTTGTTGATCAGCGTCAAAGTCTCGATGTTCTTCGTCCCTCCCTGGGACAAAGCCATCTCTTCCTTGCCGAAAGGACCGACCGGGACGTCCTGGTTCTCGTTCCTGACGACAATCCCTTCATCACCGAGGACGAGCGAGCGTCGAGCTCTCTCTTCGCTTGACCACTTCCTGGGGAGCTCAGTGTAGTCCAGACCAGCGACGAGCTCTACGAACCCCAGTCCTGGGATGGACCGGTCGACACCCATCGTGTCTGCGTTGAAAGCCTGGAGAACCGTACCGTTGAACCGAAGCTCGATCATCCCCTGATCCACGAGATTCCGGATGAAATCGATGTACTTGAGACCCATCTTGTATTCGATGCTGATGACCTTGTCCCAAGGCACCCCTGCTGAGTCTGTCGCATTCGTGAAGTCCCATGAGATCCCTGTTGCTGATCCACGAGATTGCGCTGCCGATAGCAGGTTGTTGAGAATCCCCCCGGGAGTAGCCGAGTCGAACACAACGCTGGAGCTCTGGTCTCCGGTGTCGACGACGACCCTCCGGAAGATGTCGAGGAGAGACTTGGCGACGATCTTCTCGGAAGTCGTTTCTCCGTCGTCGTCGCCTTCTCCAGCTTGGACAATGAACCTCGAGTCGTAGGGTTCTTGACCGTCCCACATCGCGATGATGACAGCTCCGTCGACCAACTTGTCGAAATTTACGCCGTTGAGAGCATAAGACCCCGAGATGACTCCGATGTCGCTGAAGTCGTACCCCAGGTTAGGTCCGTCCGTCCAGTCCGGAAGGTCGTACTGCTGACCGCCGACAAGAGCTCGAAAAGTGTAACTCAATGGAACTTCCTCCTCCCAGAGACGAGAAGTTTCGTCCCGGTTCCCATTCCTCCACCTGAGAACGATACCTTTGGAGGCTGCCCCGCAGGTGCTGGAGTGATCCCGAACAAACGGGGAGAATACGGACCGCTAGAGATCGTATCTGCCGTCCTGGAGGTTCCGTTGACCGTGGAAGACCAGGTCCTTGAATCCACGATCCAGTCCTGGCCGCTCACCAGACTCTGGTTCAACTGAATATAGTGCCCGGACACAACATCAGTGACACGAGGATTGTTCACCGGACCAGACACAGTCAGTGTGCTGTCTTCGATTGGAGCCGTCGAACCGACAAAGTTGGTGAGGTCCAGAGTGCCCGCCGCTGAGGTTCCAACGAGAGATTGGTTCGAAGAGACCTGGAAGTCTTCCCAGTATGTGTCGTTGATCAGGCATTCGATCTTCAGAACTCCGAACGTTCTACCCATGACTTCTGGATCAATCGCTGATCGGACTTCCACGAAAGCTCGACGGTACCCAGAAGACGGAAGAGCGCTCCCGGGAGACGGCAGCTTAGTTGTGTACTCCCGGATCTCAGCTTGAGAGAAAGAGGTATCGAAGACCTGCAAGATCTTGTCTACGTTCGCCCTCCAGGTCTGATACGGATCGGAAGTCTCTACTCCGTCTTCTGTCGTATCGCTGACCCACATCGACAGGATGATGGACCCGTCTTCCCTCTTTCGGCCCGGTTTGTACAGAGACCCAGATCTCCCAGGGACGACAACGCTTGGTCCTCTTTGCGGAGACATCCCGGCGATCCCGGACTTGGTGGAGATGTTGTAGGCAAGGGTGTCGAGCCGAAGAGTTACCCCGTCTTTCACGACGACGATCGGGTTGATGCTGGTGTTTACGGGCATCAGAACACTCCTAGAGCTGCGAGTCGAGTCATCTCACGTACGGCGGTCTCGCTGCTTCTCTCCGCGACAGGGTTGTAGGCGTTGAACTCCACCTTGATATCCCGGTTCGGATCGGAGACCCTGCTCTCGGCTCCTCGAGCAGCCTGCACGGCGAACGTCCTCTGGGCAGAAGCGTTGATCGCCACCTCAGGAACCGTGAGGGATGAAGGAATCCCGAGGTCTATCCCTGCGAAAGACTTCTCCAGCATGCCGACGTTGTCCGCGATGCCCCCGGCCAGGAACGTGACGAGCTTCTTTCCGGGCTCCCCGCTGTTCCACCCGTGGTCCTTGAGGGGACCTTCCTTGATCGGCGAGCCTGGGAGGAACCCTCGGATCTTGCTGGTGATCCCAGAAATAGCCGAAGTGACCGAACCGATCATGGACTGGATACCGTTGATGAGACCCTGAATGATCTGCCGTCCTGCGTTGACTAGCCAGCCACCCGCTCCAGCGAAGACTCCCTGGATAGAGCTCACCACGGACCGAATCTTGTCGAGAGCCGACTGGATGGCGCTAGAAACAGCGTCCCTGAGAGCATTAAACGCGCTGGTCGCAGCAGACTTTGCAGCGTTGAAGGACGAAGAAACAGCCGACTGGATGGCGCTTACAGCTGAAGAAACAGCAGCCTTCGCGGAATTGATCGCCCCAGAGATAGCACTCTGGATAGTGTTCCACACAGACGAAGCGATCGCCCGGATCCCGTTGAACACGACAGTGGTGATGTTCTTTATGGAATCCCATGCAGAAGATACGGCGTTCCCGATAGAGGTTACAACACCCATCACCGTAGAGGAGATCGCGTTCCAGACAGTGCTGATGATCCCCTGGATGAAACTCAACGCTGCCGAGATCGCTGTGCTTATGGCATTCCAGACCGTAGTCACAACAGCGACGAGGACGTTCCAGACAGTTGTCCACAAGCCGATGATGAAGTTGAGAGCTGTAGAGATGATCACCTGGATCCAAGCGAGAGCAACCTGGATTACGGTCTTGATCAACTCCCATACGGCGGTGATCAGACCGCCGAACATGTTCCAGAACCCATTCCAGATCGCCATGATGACGCTCAGGACCGTCGAGATCACGGTTCGTACCATGTTGATGTAGGTGGTGACTGCGAACACGATCGCGTTCCACACGAACATCACTACAGCTCGAATAGCGTTCAGGTAGAAAGTGACTGCTGTAACGATGGCGCCCCAGATAGCCATCACGACAGATTTCACCGCGTTCACGGCAGTCGTCACCGCTGAGACGATGGAATTCCACGCAGACTGGATTCCGCTCCAGAGTGCCTTCGCTCCCGCTACGATGGTGCTCCAAGCGTTGACGATCCAAGGAACCGCAGTCCCTGTGATCCAGTCTACGACCGCCCCAATTGCTGCTTTGATCGATGCCCAAGCAGCGTTGACGAAATTGCGGAACGTCTCGTTCTTCTTGTAGAGAAGGACGAGGCCTGCGACCAGAGCGATGATCGCCATGATTATGAGGAAGATCGGGTTCGCCAAGAAGGAGGCGTTCAGAGCCATCATCGCTGTCCGCATAGCGGTGATGGCCATCTTGGCATCCTTGGCGAACTTCACCAGCTTGATCCCAGCAGCAACCAGGAGCAGGATCCCCCCGACGACTCCGATGAACCCCACGATCGCAGACTGGGTTCCAGGAGACAGAGCGTTGAACCAGTTGACCGCTTCAGTGAGCTTCTGCGCCATGGAGGTTAGAGCGGGGAGAAGCATAGACCCGACGGTGATAGCCAAGGTGTCCATAGACCCCTTGAATTGCTCAACCTTGCCGCTGAGGTTGTTCATCCGGGTGGCTGCTACGTCCGCAGCGGACACCTTGCCGATCTGGGTCGCTAGGTTGTCCATCCCAGCTGCACCCTGGTCGGCGATAACCGCCGCTGCCCGAATGGCATCCGAGCCGAACATGGTCTCGAGAGCGGCAGTTCTCTGCTGATCGCTCATCCCCTGGAGAGAAGTACCGAGGACCCCTGCGATCTCCGACATCGACTTGATCTTGCCAGATGCGTCGAAGAACCGGTTGCCCCCGTCCTCAGTGACGATCCCAAGTTCCCTCATGAGATCCGCCTGAGCCTTGGTTGCAGGCTGGAGGTTCATCAGGAACGTCTTGAGAGACGTACCGGCGTCCGACCCCTTGATGCCAGCGTTCCCCATGGCGGTGATCGCGAGAGCAGTATCGTCGAAGGAAAGACCGGCGAGCTTGGCAACCGCCCCAACCTGCGCCATCGACTGACCGAGGTCTGTGACGTCGATCGCGGAAGCGTTGGCTGCTCCAGCGATCTTGTCGACGATGCCGGGGAGCTCCGCAGACGTGAGGCCGAACTGGTTCATCGCATTGGCAGCGATGGTAGCTGCCTGGGGGAGATCAACTCCTCCTGCTTCTGCTAGCGCGACAGTGGCGTCTGCCGCGCCATTCATCACGTCTGGTATCGAGATTCCAGCCTTGACGAGCTCCTCGATAGCCACAGAGGCTTCGCTTGCCGAGAACGAAGTGTCGGCGCCAAGCTGAAGAGCCTTCTTTCGAACGCTCTCCATCTCCTGGGAAGTGGCTCCAGAAACTGCCTGGATCCCAGACATTCCCTTTTCAAAGTCCGCTGCGGACTTGACAGCGACTCCGAACCCAGCAGCGATGGCAAGACCAGCGACACCAGAAGCAGTGCCGAGCTTGTCGACACCCTTACTGGCTTCTTCACCAGTCTTCTTGATGCCTTCGATATCTTGCTTGGCCTGCTTGACCCCGTCGCCCTTGTAGTTGACGCGGATCTCGCCTTCAGCTGTTCCGAGACTGTAAGCGCTCACGTTCTACTCTCCTCGGAACCGTCACCGCTCATCGAGTAAGTCTGCTCAATATCTGAAGTGGATCCGGTTCCGGGGAGTGGTGAAGCAGTAGACGTGGCAACAGCGTTCCGGTAGCGAAGAGGACGCTCAAGCCAACGGTCGAGGATACGAGCTCTCTTGACCTGCCGAGACTTGTCCGTCTTCCCTTCGACGCTATCAAGTTCTGCCTCGAGGGCAGCACCGAAGGTAACCACCGAACGGTCAAAGCAGAACCGTCGGAAGTCACCTTGGATAGCGTACATGTCAGAAGGTCTCGATCTAGTTGACTTGGACAGAAGATACGCCTGCCAGAGCTGCTCGGGATTCGTTACGAAATCGTTCCAGGTCTCGCGTACCCCCGACCGCGAAGTTCATGATGAAGATCTTGTCTTCGAGATCGATGAAGTCGGCGTAGAGAATGCCCGGTTCTCGAGGAAGCTGGTCGAACGCATGGTACTCTGGGGAGCTTTCATCCTCATGAGCAGCGACAGAAAAAGTGTCGAGCTCACCGCACGTGGAGCAGCCGGGAGGCATCTGGACCTTGGGTTCCACGACAGCGTAGACGAGCAGTCGGTCGAGCATCTCCATGAGCGCTCCGAGTTTCTTCGGATCAGAAGAAATGTTGGACAGCTGTTGCGGTTTGAGACCCTTCTTGTTGTGGATCGCCTTCTCGACGATCGGCGTGAGGGTGTCTGGGAGCAAGCCTTGAGAGAGGAACGCTTCTGGTCCGACACGACGAACCCTGGCCACGTTCCCGCTGGGGAGCCGAAGGTCCTCGATAACTCCCCCGCCAGTGGTCGACTGCCATTGGCTGGCAGGAGTGGGAGAGAGGTTCTCTTGAAACTGTTCTGCGCGAGGAGCCTGCGCTGCTCGCTTCCGGGGATCGCCGGAATTCTTGTTGTTCGCCATTCTGGTCTCCTTGGACTCCGATGGGGGACGGCGCTCGATCAGGCGATCGGCGTGGCTGTCTCGTTGATGATGAATTCGTACAGGACGTCTTCCTTGCTGGTGATGAGAGAAGGCAGAGCCTGCCCGCTCGCGGAGGTCAGCCAGAACTGACCGTCTCCGAGCTCTCCCTCGAGCTTGTCGGACGCCCGGCAACGGTACAGCAACGTGTGGAAGTCTCCACCGTTGTCGTTGATTGCCTGGCCTTCTGCCTTGAAGTACGGACGAGAATCCGTGACCTTCTTGGTGAACGTCGTGACGGTGTTCGGCGCCACGCCGCTGGTGGTGATGGTTCCACCCGCCATGGACTTGTAGGCAGCGAGTGAGATGCCGCCATGCTCCATCTCCCACTCGACAGAAGGACCCTTCCCTCGAATCGCGATGACCCTGTCGTCACCGCGAAGCTCCTCGAAGTCCTCTGCTTCCGAGAACGACATGGTGCGAGCGTTGGGAGCATCCGTGGACGCTGCCGCGAGAGTGTTGGCAGCTGCGGTCGTGTACGGCGTGACCTTGGTGTCACGCAGACCGTACGGCAGAGCCAGATCTCCGAATGGCATTGGTGTTCCTCTCTACTTTCGGAGTGTCCCGGAACCGGACGGTCCCGAGAAGTTCCCCGTTCTCCGTAGAGAAACGGTGGAGAACGACTACCCCAGCTGTTGCTCCGCAGAAACGACTGGAGCACTTGAGCTCGACGATTCCTCCCGGACCCTGGTCCAGAATGATGCCGAGGAGCTTGTGCTCGCAGCGCATTTCCACAGAATCACTTGGACTTGGCTCGAGTCGTCGCCCCGGTGGTGCCGTCCACGAGAACGTCACCCTCGGACTTGGTGTCGGTTGCCTCCGAAAGTCCTTGCTCCGAACCTTCGTCGTTCACCTTGCTGATCGAGAAGTGACCCTCCGCTCGGAGGAGCTCCTCCAACTTGTCGGAAGCGTCGACCTCGAGTGCGAACAGGTTTCCCCGGTTCCACACAAGGTCCTTCTCGGCTCCCTCGATGCCGGCAGCATCGAGGTCCTTCGCGCGGATGATCCGCTCGTCTGCGATACCCTTGTATCGCACCTTGATCTTGGCCATTCTCAGTCTCCTTTCGAAACCTACACAGAAGCGTACCGTGAAACCACAGCGAAGTCGGCATATCTCGTGACCGTGCTGTAGCCTTCATCCCAGAGATCCTGGCTCTCTCCTTGCCATTCAGCAACGGACAGAACCCATCCATCTCCTCCTTCTCTGTGGATGACTGACAAGAGGAGGTCTTTGATTCTCTTCAGGCCAGCGTTGACACGGCCATAGTCCCGGTTCCGGTCGTGCAACCAGATAGTCACTCTATCCGAGCCTACGGACGTGTACGCGGTCGTTGTGATGCCCCACTGGATAATGGCGAAGAAGTCCTCCATCGGAGTGTCCACCGAGTTAGTTGGGTAGACCTCTCCGAGTCCGAGACCCGCGAGGATAACGTCTTCCTTCAAGAGCGAGAACAGAGCAGCTCGAGCAGCCATAGAGTATCTCCTCCTCACCCTAACGACATCTTGTCGAAGATCTTCCCCAGCGTCTTCATCACTTCCGGTCCCTGGTGATCGATCGTTGGTCTGATTATCGCGTAGCGACCTGACCAACGAACTTCCAACCAGATGCCGTAGGGGACACGGTGCCCGACAATGATCCGGTACGTGGGGTGCGACGGTCTAGAAACAGCGAAGAGACCGTTGCGAGCGTTGCTCGTTCGGTCCGTCCAGGGAGCGTTGGACCGAGCGTATTCCTGAGCCTTTGTGGCATGAAATGCCATCGTTGAAGTGATCGCTCTTTCGGCTCGAGCATCGAATGTCCGGAGACTTGCCAGAAGCCTGTCCTGAGTCCAGGAGAAACTAGCGTTAGCCACGACCCGACACCAACGCTCTCGTCTCGTATCCGTTGTCGTAGAACAGGTCTATGACTTCCCATTCTTTGCCCTGGTGGTTGAAAACGTCGTGCCTCGCCATGGCCGCGTCATGCTTGCCGAGAACTTCGAACTCAACTTCTCTGTTGATGCCGTCGAGAGTCACAGTGGGGACAGGGTTCGGCCCTGGTTCGATGAAAGTGACAACCTGCGGAGCTCGTGGGCTCCCCTCAACGAAGACAAAACCTCCGGTCGAAGTTCTGGTCTTGGTCCGGGGGATGAACGTCACCGTCTCTGGGTAAAGAGAGATGAAGTACTCTGTCAGCTTCCTCTGGGTCTCGATGTCCACTTCACTGCCTCTCGATCCTTCGAGTCCGAGCGGCGCGGAAGTTGTCTGGAGACCCAGAACCAGAAGAACTGGAGAAGGAGTCTGCCATCTTAAGAGCCTGGGTGTGGAGCTGAGACATCTTCCGGTTGGAGTTTCCTTCTTGGATGTCGATCATCCCTGCGTATCGAGCTGCCTTCTCGCGCCAAACGGAACCCGCAACGGCGTAGATGTCCCCACCAGCAGCGTCGATTCGAAGGCTGAGAGTCTCGTCGGTGTAGTTATCCTGGGAGGACTCATCAACCAACCGACGGAGCTCTTGGACAACCAGAATGTCAGCCATCTCGACTTCTTTCGTCTAGTTACAGAAGCTCGCCCCACCCCACGTATCGGGAGTGGGGCGAGCCTCAGTGTGTTCCTCAGAAGTTGAGGATGGTGGAGCGACCCTTGCCGTCGGATTCCGCTTCCTGGACCCGAGCCTTCTCCTCTTCAGAGGCGGTCTTGAGGTAGGCGACCACCTCTTCAGCGGTGTGGACTCCAGGATCGAAATCCTCGATGCCCCCGATGAGGTCCTCGTCGGGGTCCTCAGGATCTTCCGGGTCACTTGGGGTGCCCTCGCCACCTGAAGTATCCTCAGGCTCTTCCTCGGCCTTCTCGGACCCTGCGAGAGCGATCATCCGCTCCACGTAGGTGTCCGAGTAGCGCTCCAGAAGGTACTTGATGTCCTCGTCGCTCAGAGGCTTGCTCAGATCGATCTCTCGAGCCATCTCAGCCTCCTCAGCTGGCGTACTGCGCGGGTGCAGTGTAGGACGCGTTGGCGGTGATCTGCATGACCAGACCAGCACCACGCTGCCGAACACCCGTGCCGAAGCCACGCGTGTAGTAGGAGTCGATCAGCGGGTAGTCGTTGTCCCGACCCTTCACCAGACGGAGACCACGGAGACCCGCATTCGCGTGCTCCCGGATACCGATCGGGTTCTGGATGTTGGACTGACCGCCGCTGACCAGAGCGACCATGTAGGCCGGGGGAACGTACTCCTCCTCGATGATGAGGAGAGGACCGTACGACCCCACGACATTCATGCCTCGGAAGGTGGACGGAGCCTGACCCTGACCCAGCACCTGGAGATCCCCACCGGAACCGACCGGGAGAAGGAGACCAGGCTGACCCTGGGCGGGGATGAAGTCGTACCGAGCTCCGTTGGCGAACCGGAAGGTGCGGATGACGTTCGCTTCGGTCGAGTTGACCAGCATGAACATCGTCGTGCCGTTCTCAGCACCGTACCCATGCGACTTGAAGTCGTCGATGATCTCGTCGAGATCACCGGGGGTCACCGTCGCCGCTCCCGAAGTACGGAAGTGGTTGTGGGTGCCGGAGAAGGTGTTCGACTTGTAGGCCGGAGGGACCGTCCCATCAGCGTTCCAGAACGTGTACACGTTGTAGTTCTGGCCCTTGATGTTGGCGGTCTTGTTCGTCGACCGGAAGACCGTCTCCATGACACGCTTGAAGACGTTCTGGTTGTCCGCCTCGAGGATGGCTTGGTGGTCAGCCTCGACCTGAGCCGCAGTGGCCTCAGCGAGATACTGCCAGGTGTACCGGATGGCTCGGTCGTACCAGGTGAACCCGTAGCCGAGAGACAGGACGTTCGCGGTGGGTCGGTCCGACTGGGGGACACCGAATTCCGACGCCACCTCGAACCCGCCGTCAGTGCTGAACTGAGGGACGTCCTCGATGACGTTCGTGACCGAGAAGGTCAGAAGGTCGATGATGCGCTGACGGGCAGAGTTCTGGATGGCGATCGTCTGCTGAAACTCTCGCCAGACTTCGTTGAGGTCACGACCATCTGCGGTCTTCGTGAGCACGTCCGCGACGGCGTGATATCCTCGCGCCATCATGGTCGCCGAACCGAAGTTCTGACGGTTGATCTCGATCAGACCCTGGACGTCACCCGCCGAGAGGAGAGAAGCCTTGAGCTGGTTGATGTTCATGAAGGTTGCCCCCTCTCACTTTCGGGCTGCACGGACGACAAGGCGCGTAGCCTCGACAGTGCAACCCAGGTAGGTGTCGGTGTTGACGGTGCTGGTCGCGCCAGCTGCCGTGCCGTAGTAGTTGGTGCCGGCAGCGAGGCCGGTGCAGTCGACGACCTCACCGTCAGTCATGACGTCGGCGGTGTCGCCAGCGTTCTTGACCTCAGTCGGGACGTAGACGCCCTTGACACCGGTCTGACCGGATCCCTTGACGACCCGACCGTTGGCGTCCAGACCAACCGCGAGGAGCTTGCCGACGTCGCCAGAGACGATCGCCGCAGCCAGCGGAGCTCGGAAGCCACCGGAGATCGGGTCGTACTTGTCGTATCGAGCCACGACATGTTCCCTTCTCGGATGGGCTCTGGACTATCGTCGCAGAGCGGGGTACTTGCTGATGAGTTTCTCGCGGTTGGGGTTTCCCTTCCGCGTGCTCCCTGTCGGCTGACCGGTCGCACCACGACGACGCTGCTGCTTCTCGTCCTTCTCCTTCTTGCCGTTGTCGAGCAAGTAGGAATCGGACTTCGCCAGAGCTTCGATGGCTTCATCGAGACCCTCGATCTCCCCGTCTTCGTCGATCTCGACGTCGGACAGGTCGAGGAGCTTCAGAGCTGCCTTCGGGTTCTTCCAGGTGTACTTGTTGTTCGCCATGAACTCCAGGCGGATGAGGAGATCCTCGTTGGTGCGAGCGAGTCCTTCGTTCTGGGTCTTGAACTGGCGAAGCTCTTCGAGCTCCTGCTTGACAGCGAGATCCTCGTCGGGGTTCTCGCCATCCTTCTTCGCAGGCGTCTTGCTCTTGCCGAGCTCAGCGATCTTGGCCTCGAGGTCCGCGATCTTCTTCCGATTCTCTCGGTTGCGAAGTCGGTACTTCTTGGCTTCCGCGCTGACTTCCTGGATGCGGCGATCCTTCGGATCGAGCTTGTTCTTCTCGTCCTCAGAGTCTTCGTCCTCAGAGTCGTCGTCGTCGTCACCGTCGTCGGTGTCGTCGTCTTCGTCCTCAGAGTCGTCGTCATCGTCGTTGTCGTCTGGATCGTTCTCCATCACGAGGGTCCCGAACGCAGAGCGGTGAAACTCCAGCAGACCCTCGATGTCTCCATCCGTGAGCAAATGGCACTGCTCTGGAGAAAGAACGATTCCTGACACGCCGCGAACTGCGGCATCTGCGAGGCTCTGCCCCATCTTCCCGTGACCTCCTGGTCGAAACGGTTGTGCTTCCGGGACGAAGCATACCCTATGCCCAGGAGGATCGTCCGTTAGACCGGCTTCCGCCTCTTCGCCACAGCTCGAACGATACGAGATTCCTCGCTGACCGAAACGATGTGGAGGTCTGTGTGACGACTTAGAACAGCTTCAAACTCTCCGTCCGGGTCCCACATGCCTATGCCGAACTTCACATCGGACTCGAGCTGGATCTCAAGCACATAGGACAAGTCGGGATCCCCGTACATCTCTAGGTAGTCTTCGGCCAGACCTCTTCCTGATGAGGTGGACAGATAACCCTGGTTGTGGACTACCGCACCCGGAGTACGGTAGTCAAGAAGACTGTCGTCGATCATCATCCCCCGGTACACAGTCGGTCTCCCGGAAGCAGTCAGGTTCGTGGCAGCGTCAAGCAGCTTCACCTGCTCCTGGATCTCGGGGGTCAGAACTCCTGACCGAAGAGCGGTGTTGATGTCGTCCGCAAAGTCATAATCGACATATCGAGCGATAGCATCGTTGACCTCTTGACTGCGAACGGGGCGGATCCAGTTGTCCCAGCCACTCCTTTCCAAAGTATTTCCGGTTGGGTCAGCGAACGGCTTTCCTTCCCTCGGCCAGCGGATAGAGTTTGCTGAGAGATCCTGGGAGTTGTCCTTCCACCTCGGCAAGTTAGCCTTCACGTCCATCGGGGAAGATAGGGCCGTGGAAGGGAGCCCCTGGTCGTCCAGGTAGTCATCGAAGCCACCCTTCAGGTAGGCGTCGATGAACTCGTCTTCGTCCATGACGACAGGTGTGGTGTAGCAGAGACAGTTCGGGTGAGGCTTTCCTGGGACCTCTTCCGGCAGCCAGTGACCCGGCTTTCCATCCTTGTAGTGGACGTCGTCTGCATAATCGTTGCACTCATCCGGCCGAGGGTGGCTCCCGCTGAGGTGCCACTTCACAGCGAGAGTCCACGGTTCGTCCATCGCCTGAGCGATCTGAGAAGCGTGGAAAGCGTTGTTGAGCTCGGTCCGGGCGAGCCTCATCGCGGCATACCGGGTGCCCCCAGGGGTGTTCGGATTGACGTACTCTCGGACCTTCTTGGCGAGATCGCTCGCCGACATCCCTGTGGCGATCGCGTCAGTCACCATTGAGTTGACAACACTGTTCGCTCGCCTCTGATTCCCCCACACCGAATCAGCCAGGGGGATGTAGGAAGACCCGGACACGCGCTGCATCGCTGCCTCGAGTGACTGGACAGCCGATTCCCGGATGGATCGTTCTAGAACTTCGTATTCTCCCGCAGGGATCATCCTCTTCAGAACGTCCTTGCTCTCCCTGAGTATGGTCTCTGCCCCCACAGCTGCTGCTTTGGCAGAGGCTTTGCCTGTGATGTCTCCGACCTCATTGAACATCATGAGGAGTTGCCGGTTGATCTCTGCCTGGGATCTGAGCAGCTGCTGCTTCCGCATCTGCTCTCCCGGGCGAGAGACATTCTGCAAACGCCGGAGCTCTTGGTCTACCGAAGCAGCAGATGAACGGAGAGCAGACAGCACCTGCTGATCCGTTGCCTTCTGGATCTTGAGGTAGGTGATGAGAGGAGTCTCCGGCACGAGCTCAGCATACCTACTCGACGAATTCTGAGATGTAGCAACCTTCTCGAATTGCGTATTTGAAGTCCGGTCGGTAGAGAGGAATGGAAGATTCGATCTGCCGAGTAATCCAATCGACGAATCTCTCCATGTGCATCCAGTAGTCCGTGTCCCAGCTCTTGGCTTGGGAGAGAGGAACGTCGGTGTTGTTCTGGGTGCAGCCTTCCCAGATCAGATTGACGTCCCGGTGCTGAGAATGAACAAGTTCGTGGACCACAACGTTGCGGACCCCGACGGGAGGCAGAGAGAACACAGACCTCGACAGCTCTATGTTCGTGGCGAAGTGGTTGCGTTCCTGCCAGGTGTGAGCGTAGGTGTCTTCTATGTCGCACACCGTTCGGTGAAGATAGACATCCCAGTTCTGCATCCTGAGCTTGTCTCGGACCAGGCCGATGTATCCGAGAATAGGGAGAAGTTCTTCCCTAGAGAATGTGTCCTCCATCACCGATTCAACTCCATCTCGAAGATCAGGTCGAAAGAATTTCGTCGGGTGCCGCCGAGACTCCCTGAGACCTCTTTGCTCACGAGACGATATCCTTTCTCGCCAGCCCTGTTCAGGTATTCCTCGAGGAGAGCCCGGTTGACTGCGAGGAACGTCTTGTATCGATATGTCTTCACTTGTCACAACCTGTCTTTGAGGTCGGCCCGTGCTCGCAGCCAACTGCGGGCATGGGGTCGGGCCTTGGTGCCGCTGCTCGAATTGACGTAGTCGTCTGCGGCTGCTCGGAGTGCGGCTGCCTCAGCGGCACGAGCAACCTCGACGTGGTGGTGACTGCGCCAGCCTTCGTAATCAAGGGAGAGGCAGCCGCACGAGCATCCGCCGAACGTCTGATATGTGTGGCGTGACTCGGCTCGCTCGACCGCCTCGATGACGGCTTGCGAGGGTGGGCGGCTCATCGCAGACGCTCCCTCGGCCTCGGGGTGGGTGAGCCAGCACGTCTGGCAGACGGGATGCTCACGCTCGGGCTGGGTATCGGGGCAGGCGGCGTGCTTCCATTGGCGGTCTTCGTCGGCGCGGATGAGGTCGCCGGGCTCCCACCTCTCTTCGCACTCAGGGCAAACGCCGGAGTAGCGCGCTTGGATCGCCATTCAACCCACCCGCTTCCAGCATCCGTGGCAGCGGTCAGCGCCGATGGCTAGGCGTTCGCCGCAGTGGGGGCAGGGGTAGTGGTGTGGATCGTGGTCAGCGCTCACTGGTCCGCCCCCATCGCGTCCAGAGCGGCGAGGAGCGTATCGGCAAGAACGTCCGCACCTGATCGGCTCAACGCACTCCCGGGGAGCGCTGCGAGAAGTTCTGCCACCAGCGCACTACGTCTCGGGTCGGGCTTGGGCGGGGTCACGTCGGCGTAGACGCGGACGATAGCTGGATGGTCTGTCCACGCATAATCATCAATGGTCATCCGTTCGCCATGCTCTGTCTCCACGAGGACTCCCTCATTGGGCAGCGAGTCGGTGTCGATTCCGGAACCGTCCGGCAACCACTTGGGCGTCTTGGTCATGACTGGTCCTCCTGAGGGGGTGAGAGCGATACGTCGGTTCATTCCAAATGAGGACTATAGTCGGTGTTCTCTTGGTCGAACACAGTCTCCCTGAGACCAGGAATAACTCGTAGAGATGGTCTACCGTTCCTGTCTAGAGGGATCGACCCGAGGAACCCACAGAAGACGCACGAACGCTCTGCTCTACCCTGGGAAACGTTGGTTCTCCGGTACTGGTCGCTGTGCTCGCAGGGTTTCTCCACTACTCGGTGTCCAGCTCTTGCGAGACACGCGAAGCGAACGGGTCGACGTTCCTGGCTTCTGCCATCGAGGCTGCTTCCGTCACCACTGTCTCGCTCATCTCGTCTGGGAAGTCGTATCCGAGCTTCTCGGACAGGAGAGTCCTTGCGTATTCCGTGGAGATCAGGGGCGGATCGGTGGAGAGCATGGCGATGATCTCGTCAAGAGTCGCCTTCCGGTTGACCGGGAGCGGATCGTCAACGATAGACACCACCCGAGCGGCGCTGGAGAGAGCCTCGAACGTGGGGAACCACATCGTCGTGATGTCGTAGAGCATGTGATCCATGACAGACAGGATCTCCTGCTCCTTCTCCTCGTTCTTGGCGAGAATCGGACCCATCTTGAACGCTAGAGCGATTCCGGACTCTGCGGTCTGTACGTCTACCGACCCAATTGCGATGTCCGGGACTCCCGAAGACTCTCTCGCAGCAGACTCGAGCTTCGACATGTGCGTCTGGTAGGGGTCCACCGAACTAACGCCGTTGACACGCTCGAACGTAGTCGAATCGTCGATCTCGACCACGTATCCCGGGCCGAGCTTCCACGTCGTCTCGTTACCGTCGTCGTCGACTGGCGGTCCGCTCGTGGTGGCGTACAGACCAAGACCTTCAAGAGCGAGAGCAAGGTCTTCGTCCGAGATGGACTGGTTGATCCCGGCGAAGATCGTCTCGAGCCCTGCGATCTCGCTTGTCCCGAAGGGATTCCCTGTCGAGCGATCATTCTTGATGTGATAGACCGGAAGAGCAGTGATGTTCGGGTCTAGTTCGTAGAAGACAGGCTTGTTGTAGTCTCCCGAGGGGATCGTGTCCGCCTTCTTGAGCTCTTGCCCCTCACGATCGTCCCACGCTCCGACTTGCCACCAGCTGAGTTCATACGAGATCCTGCCCGTCTCGGTCTTCCGGTAGGTCTGCCTCTTGATGACAGTCTTCCCATCATCGTCGAGCACGGGATCCACAAGGTGAACACCGAGGACCTTCTCAGGGTTCCAGGGATCGAGGATGGGGAAGTAACTGCCGGGATCAACCTCGTAGATCGAGATACGAGACCCAGGCTCCTTGTTGGGGTCCGCCACCACGTGCCACACCTGGTCTCCGCGGATGAGCCCGTATCGCTTCTGCGTGGCGAACTTTGACCACACCATCTCGCGACGGAAGAGCTTCTGGAAGGCGTTGTTCAGCTCTCCCCGCTCTGAGTCAGAACCCAGTCGAGGCTCAACGGCATACGTCCAGCGCTTGGCGAGATAACGGTTCGTCGCCTCGATGATCGTCTTGGCAGACGGAAGATAGATCGGGTTACTCTCGTTCCCTCTCTGGACCAACTTGAAAGACTCAGGAACGTTCTTGTAGATGGACTCGTACAGCTGATACGCTCCCAGGCGGATAGAGTCTTCTTCGGGGAGCCAAGAAGCGAGAGGACCCAACAGCGGTTTGGCTGTGGAGTACGGGGTCAGGTCGGCCATAGTCGTATCCTAGTTGGTAGCCATGGACGACGGCCGAGACCGAGATCCTCGACGTTTATGCGTGGAACCGAAGTGCCCCGCATAGAACCGCCCGAGTGCCTCCGGACCATGGTCATCCTTCTTCATCGGATTTTCTGGAGAGTTCAAATCCTTGCTTGCACTGTCAGAACGCTTCTCAGGATAACGGTAGTTCAGCATGTCGTTGATGGTATGGACACACTTCCGGTCAAACATTAGCGCTGGGACACGCTGATAGTGATCGTTGGGTAGGTGCTGGTTCCTGAACTTCAGCGCTGCTCGGATGGCGTCGATCCGGTTCCTGAGCTCCCCACCGGTTCCCCGAGCCGACCGAAGACGGAGCTTCTTCTCTAGGATCTTCGTGTCTCCGGGAGAAGCTGGATCTGGATAGAACTCATGTATGCTCGAGGGAGCCAACCCACGAGCAAGGATATCGTCTGCAAACTCGTCCGATGTGAGCCCAGGTTGGTATACCTCGTCCAGCACCCGAACGTGCTCCTCGAACGGGTCAACTTGAATCAGGAGCCACACATTCGGGTTGGTGAACCCATAGTCGACCGCTGCATACGTCGTCCACGTCGGATCGTATTCGAAGTCTCCCACGTGAGTCTCCTCGTCGAAGTCTTTGAAGACCCGACCGACAAACTCGGTGAACTCCGCAGCGATCTCTTGATTGAAGGCTTCTTCCGTGAGGTCCCCGACGAGCTCCCCGATCTCTGGATCGATCCCGAGCTCGACGTAGAGCTCTGTGTCTATCATCTTCCGCTCTTTGATCGCTCTGCGAAGAAGGATGATAGCGTCGTCGTCTGCTCCGAGGGGATAGACGTAGGGGTTCATCCAGGACGGCATACGGAAGCTCGACCAGTCAGGCCGGTTCGGGTCCTGTCCCCTCTTCCACATCTCGTAGAACCAGTTCTTCCCCTCAGGAGTCGAGGTCATCAACGACCAACCGTTGAAGTCCGCGAGGGTGGGGCGGATCAGCTTGTTGTAGGTTCGGTCCTTGAGCTTCGCTGCCTCCGCGAGAATCACTCCCGAGAGTCCTTCTCCAACCAGAGAATCCGGGTGCCTCTCTGACTTCGCCATGACCTGGAAGCGACCGTCCCAGAGCGACACGTGCATGAGTCCCTGCTCTGGGTTGTTGTAGGACCCCGGCCGATCCATGTATTCCTTGAGCCCAGCTCGGTCCAGCTCGTTCCACAGGATGCGAAACTCTTTCTCAGAGTCTGTGTAACTGGGACCGACGATCCAGAATTCTCGCCTCTTCCCGAGGTCTTCGAGCCTGCTCTTGACCAGTCTGGTGTTGAGAGCTTCTTGGAAGAGTTTGTGTCCGCCGATCTCGCTCTTCCCAAACCGCCGCCCAGCGGAGACGACTCGGTTCCTCGCCTGACTAGAGATGACTACGCGCTGCCCACTGTGGGGATCCCACCCGATCTTCTCGTACAGAGGAAGCTCTGCGAGAGGTCTCTGCGGTCCGAGATTGAGTTTGCTTAGTGAGATCCCCACTCAGGGACCTCCATCACTCAGTGCTGCCCCTACTGCGAAGAGCAGGAGGGACAGCACGAAGAGGGATGCACAGACCAGAAAGATCTTCTGGTCTGTTGAGGTTCCGGGAGGCACGTCAGATGTCGCCTCTGTCGAACGTGACGATCTCTCGCACTCGCTGTCCGTTCGGTCCGGGGTCGGCGGGACCAGTGACGACGTTCCTCTCGTCATTGACGTAGGCGACAGTGTCCTGGTAAGGGACGACCTGTCCCTTGACGATCTGGTCCTTGAACACAGATCCTCCGGAGACGATGACTCCGCAGACCCCGAGAACCAGGACCGCTGTTGGGTTGTCCGCGAACAGGATGGTGAGACCGCTGACGATCGTGGTGAGAGCAGCAATAGCTGCTCCATAGATCACGACAGGCTGTGGCTTGGTGGCTGGGGTTGAGCTGTTAACTTCCATCGTCCCTCCTTCAGGAACAGACGCACTCCTCATGAGCGCGTTGGTATCTCAGTCACTGAAGCATAGCTCTCTCCTCCGCGCTGAGCTCGTGGGGAACGAGACTCAGCGGGTCGGACAGGATACTCCGGAAGAGAGACTCCACCGGATCCTCTGCTGTGATGAGAACCTTGGAGACTTCCTTGCCGAGGAACCGATCCGTGAAGAACATCGCTGCCTTCAGGCGGTCCGAGTCTGCAGAGGTGGGGTTGTTCATCACTTCCTTCAGGACCCTGATCGCGTCCCGGAACCCGACGCGGATCTCGTCGTTGGCCCAGTTCAGGCTCCGACGGATCTGCTCGTCGATGAAGTTCTGAGGATAGAAGCTCGGTCGCTGGCCGAACTTCCCTGTCGGTCCCAGGAGCTGTCCCTTGAAGACCTCATCATCCGTGAGAAGCTGGACATCTCGAGTACCGTCCGCGATCTCCCTCCACGCCGGAGTGAGGAGAGACATCATCGCTCGGTTGACCTTCGTGGCTCTAACGGCGGACATCGGCTACTTCACCCTCTTCCCTGCTGGCTTCGACTTCTTGGGAGACTTGTTCTCGCTGAGCCGACGGTCCTTCTTGGTGCCCTTGCTCGGCTTTCCACCCATGGTGACCTTCCTTCTTCCCTTACTGGATCTCTAGATCATCTAGACCCGGGATGATCTTCATCTCGGTCTCCGATGCATCCTCGTTGTACAGAATCCTCAGCTTCTCTTCAGCTGTCGGAACGTGAGGACTGGGTTGGATACCTAGTGTCTTCGTGGTATCCGACCCGCCGAACTCACTCGGTTTGAGGGCCATCCGTCCCCCTCCTCTCGCGCGCATGCGGTTTGTTTCAGTGCACAGAGTCGGCTCCAAATCTCGTCCTCGAGGCCTGGTGTCGACGGACCCAAGCATACCCCGAAATCGACCCATAGAACTCTGTTCTATCACATCCGACCCACCCAGAATTACGTTATTTACCAGAAATCAAATAACGTATCTACTGTTTCTGAGAATTCTCCTCTACTTTCCGAGATCCGAGCCCACCTACTGTTTTTGACAGCCGCAGAGCTCAGAAACAGTAGATTCTCCTCCGAAACTACGGTTTCTGACGATTACGTTATTTGAAAGCTCGTTACTCAAAAAATCATACTCAGAGGTACGGAGAGGTACGTTACTGTTTCTGAGATTGATGAAATACCAGGTCAGGTGAGGGACGGAGAGGTACGGCTACGGTTTTCGGCTTGAGGTACGGCAGAGGTACGGCAGAGGTACGGCAGAGGTACGGAGAGGTACGGCATACGTTATTTGACACAAAATTACGTTATTTGACTTTCGGGAGCGTTGCCATGGGGTACCGATTACGTTATTTGCGATTCCGAGAATTCGGCATACGTTATTTGACATCGCAAATAACGTAATCTGGTCAAAATCGGATTTCAAATAACGTAATTTTGTGTCAAATAACGTAGTGCCGTACCTCAGGTCCCCGTTGGACGTACCTCTGGAAGCGTGGAGAAAGAGTAGTAAAGGCTTTTCAACCCGTCTTCAACGTCTTCAGTTCTTTGATCTCTCTGATTAAGTGACGCGCGAGAAAACCGTAGTGTAGGATAGACCCCATGTATGGAATCGCAGAAGCCAGAACCGACAAAACCAACGCCGCATGGTCCGCCCTCCGCGACCACATCCTCGACGACATCCTGTGGGGTGAACGCAACCGGAACGGGTGGGCCACCGCACGACACGTCCGAGAGCTCCTCGAGGCGGACCTGTGGAACCTCATCCCAGACCCCGACTTCGTGGCCGGGGCATTCCACGAGTTCACGGAGTACCCCATGGACAAGTTCCAGGCCGCAGTCCGGGCGATCTACCAGAAGCAGGTGGAGAAGGGGAGCTCCGACTACCGGACCCGACGCAACCTCAGCCGCCGGATCTGGAGCGAGCATCCGATGGATCTCGGCTGGATGGCCGAGAGCTGGCTGGTCAACTAGCGCTCACTCCTGCCCATGGGGTATGCTCACTGCCATGTCGCAGCTCCCACACCCCCTACCGTGGTTGAGCGCGTCGCGTCACGGTGAGCCTCTGGGAGCGGGGGAGCATCGAAAGCGCTGGTCAGGCCGGGGATGATCGGTCCGGTTCCCGATCATCCCCGGCCCGATTACAGATCTGAGCTAGACTCGGCCGGAGAGCACCCAACCCAGGCATAATTGCCATGTGACCGGAAACCCGCTACCCTCAAATGCCCGCTTGGAGAAGTCCCTCGAGGCCTACCTACGCTCCCACGTTCGCCGCGTTGGAGGCATCTGCCTGAAACTCATCCCCACCCAGAACGGCATCCCAGACCGACTTGTCATCTTCCCCGGAGGAAGCGTTCATTTCGTCGAGCTGAAGTCCGAGAACGGGAAGGTGAGCACCCTCCAGGAAGTACGGCACGGCCAACTCCGAGCACTGGGAGTTGGCGTGAGCGTCATCTGGGAGAAAGCTCAGGTCCGACCGTGGCTGATCCGGGCTCTCGACGAGGCATCCGAACGACCAGCACGCCGCCGGAGGTCCGCACAGTGAAGCTCCACGACTACCAGATCGTCGCTCGGGACTTCCTCAGAGAACGCAACAAGGCGGGGTTGTTCCTCGACATGGGTCTCGGGAAGACCGCAACGTCCCTGTCCGCTCTGGAGGACCGGCATCTCCCCGCTCTTGTCGTGGCGCCGAAGCGCGTGGCCGAGAGCGTGTGGCCCCACGAGGCCGAGCTCTGGCGACCCGACCTGTACGTCGCTCTTGCAGCAGGCTCTCCAGCCGCTCGACACGCCGCTCTCACGTCCGATGCAGACATCGTGGTGATTGGGCGAGACAACATCCGAGACGTCCTCTCCAGCTCCCGGACCCAACCGTTCCGCACCCTCATCATCGACGAGCTGAGTGGCTTCAAGAACCGTGCGTCCGTTCGGTGGAAGTCAGCCAAGCGGATCATCTCCGAGCACAAGATCGAGAACGTGTGGGGTCTCACAGGGACTCCGACGCCGAACGGTCTCCTCGATCTCTGGGCCCAGATATATCTGCTCGATGGCGGGAAACGCCTAGGCAAGACGCTGACGTCGTACCGAAACCGATACTTCACACCAGGTCTTCAGCTCCCGAGCGGAGTCATCACCGAGTGGATCCCACGGCCAGAGACCGCAGATGCAGTGGAGAGGCTGCTCCAGGATCTGTGTCTGTCCATGGGGACAGAAGGAAGAATCGAACTTCCCCCGGTCACCTTCAACCAGGTCAAGATCGAGCTCCCGGCCGAAGCCAAGAAGGTGTACCGGGACATGAAGAAAGATCTGGTCGCGGATCTCAAAGATGTGTTCGGCGGAGAAGTACACACCGCCGCCAACGCTGCCGTTCTGACCTCCAAGCTCTCCCAGATCTCCGCAGGATTCATGTACGTGGACGACGCGGACCTCCGAGGAGGGAAGTACACGATCCTGCACAGAGAGAAGATCAAGGCCGTCGAGGAAGTCGTTGAGGGAACCGGGAGCCCAGTTCTGGTGTTCTACCGATTCCGTGCCGAGCTCGACATGCTCAAAGAGGCGTTCCCTCAAGCACGTGAGATGTCTGACGCCAAAGTGATCGAGGCCTGGAACAGAGGAGAAGTCTCAGTCCTGCTCGCGCACCCTGCGTCAGCAGGTCACGGTCTGAACCTCCAATACGGCGGACACACTATCGTGTGGACGTCGATTACTTGGTCCCTCGAGGAGTGGGAGCAAGCCAACAAGCGTCTCGCTCGTCAGGGTCAGAAGCACCCTGTCGTCATACATACGATCGTTGGGGTCGGAACCATCGA